GTGACTCCTACCTCAAATGTTTTTGAGGATACGCCGTTGTTGGTGATGATGATTGCTGTGGTGGTTGTCATGGTTACAGTATATCTCCGTTGTTGTTATTTGTCAAGTGTTTCGTCAAGATTTTCTGCTTTTTCTATGACGGCATCAGCGATCCATTCGGATACATCGTTGCCTGCGTCGTCCCATTCATCAAACTCTTTACAGATTTCTGTCCATGCTTCATCGGTGAGAATGTGTTCGTCGTCTGTCGGGTATCCCATGTCTTCTTTGAGCCATAGGAGAGCGCAAATGTTTTCGTCAGGGCTTTTGCCTTCTAGGATTTTTAGGAGTGATGAGACTTTCATTGCTCTGCTCCAATTCCGATGTGGGCGAGTGCTTCCTGAATGTCGTGGAAGTAATGTCCGTAGCAGATGTACCAACCTCTGTCGTTGGCGATGACTGTCCATGAGGCGTATGCGTGGAAGTTTTGTCCTTCACGCACTGCGACTACTTCCCAAGTGGAGAAACTTGTGCCACCCCATTGTGATGGGTGGGCAGGTCGGAAGTCTTGAGTCTTGCGGAACGCAATGACAGTTGCCTCGTTGTAGAGGCGTGTGCCTATTGCGATGTCGGCGGTGGTGTGGTCGTATTCGGTGATGGTGTCGGTGGTCATGGCTACAGTATACCAATCCTTTTGCTAGTTGTCAAGTGTTTATTTAGATTTATTTGGGAGAGCGAGGAGATCAGTCCTCGTCGTCGTCCTCGTCGTTGTCAATGCCTTCGGGGGCTTCTACATTGGGGAAGTAAACAATAATGCCCCTGCCCATGTTGTCAAAAACTGGGTTACTGAGTATGTAAGCCAAGTCTGAGTCCTGAACGCTGAGAGCGAAACGGAAAGCGTCAGTCATGCTCTCCATGTCAATACCGAGACATTGCTTGCCGTACATATTGCGCCCGCTATATGAGCGAAGTTCGGCATCGTCAATGTCGGATACGAGGCTCTGAATGTCCTCAATTTGTGTGGTGGTTAGTGTGGTTGTCATGGGTATAAGCCTACACCCATTACCCTATGTTGTCAATAGTTTTATGAATATTTCTTAGGAATATTTATCCACAGGTTATCCACAAGCACTAAGGTTATCCACAACCGCCACCCCAAGCGAACAAGCGTTTCCTTTTCCCGACGAAAAGAAAATACTTATATATGCGCAAGGAATGACGGTGGTGGAAAGGACTACGGCAAAATCCGTAGAGCGATTGACTCAGCCTTAGCGAACTGATCAGGACACAAATTCTCTCCACCAGATTGGACAATAGAGTAATGAAGTTTTGCGTCATCATTATCGCTCGCACCTTCATTGATACGACCAATAACATCATCGGCAGTCATACCATCAGTCATCAACTGACACCACAACTCACCCATCTGAACAACTTCGTCGTCAGACATCGGTGGCGTAGCCCCGTAGAGGAAGTACACATCGTCCACGAATGCTGTTTGTTCCTGAGTAAACGGTCTATCCGTAATTGGAATAGTGTCAAAAACAGGGACGCCAGTCGTAGGAAGCGGTTGGAGCGTAGTGCCAGCAACATCATCCATCTTTGACGAACAACTCACCTGAACAAGCAGGAGCGAGTAAACACATCCGAGAAGAGCAATTGGAAGTATCGTGCGTTTCATTAGTTATCAAACTTGTATGCCTGCTCAGGGCAGAAGTTCACAACCGCCGATGCTGTAACATTGATAAGCAGTTCCTCTACAGCGGTATCACCTTCAGATGATGAGACAATTGCATCAAGTGCATCGTAGCCAGTCATACCACTACGCAAACCATCACAAACCGCATATCCTGTGTCAATCAGGTCTTGGTCTTCAAGGTAGATGGGACCAGTGTTTTCGTTGTAGATGTCTGCGATGAACTCTTCTTCGTCGCTCCACGCTACAGGTGGCTGAGTGGGTGCTGGGGTTGCGATAGGTGCGTCAGTTGTCTTGGTCACCTTGACTGTTGTGTCAGGTGCGTCGGTACTAGTGACATACACGGTCTTGCTTCCGCAACCTACGAGTGCGAGTGTGCCGATAATGATTGGAATGAGTCGTTTCATGCTGATACTTTATCCTTTTTTTTAGGTTTTGTCAAGTGCTTTTTTACACTATTATTAGGTTCGGCGTTAGCGTCATCCCATTCATTGACTGCTTTACATACTTCGCACACTGTTTCGGTCATCTTCCCGTCGTACGGGTGAGACAACCACATGGCGAAGCGTTCTTTGGAGTCCCGTGCCGTAGTCATAAGGACTGCCATGAGTCTGCTGTATTCGGCGTACTCTTCAGTTGGCGTACATGAGCAACCTACCGTTATGGCAATGTTGCGTAGTCGCTGACCGATAGCGATAAGGTCAGGACATTCCTGCTGAACGCTCAACACGCTGTTTCCATTCCTGAATATCCCCAGCCAATTTTTCGTCGGGCTGACCGAAAGCGTTGGGGGTGTAACGAACATAGATGTCGTACAAGCCGTCATCGTCACGCTTACGGGTGGCGAAACGGAACTGTGGGTACTTGCCGAGTGTGGGTGCGAGGCTTGAGCGATTGGACGCACTCTCACGAACGAGACACCATACATTTGGCTTTTGTACTACTTCCAAGATGAGTTTCTGTACTGTGCCTAAGCGGTATGCGTAGCGGTTGGGGTTGCCTTTGCGACCTTTTCCTGACGCTCCGCCACGACTTTCGGGCAGTGTGCTGAATACTTTGATTTCTGACATGGTTTGTTTTCCCTTTGTTTATTTGTTTATGCTCTTATGAGCAGTTCTTATTGGTTAGTCTACCGAGATGTTAGTGGAATGTCAAGCGATAACAACATTTGTTATTGTGTCACTCGTCACTGATTACTTTCCATCCGTCGTGATGTCCTGTGACAAGAAGGTCTTTCCATTCTTGTTCGGACTCGCAGTAGTAGAAGATTTGATTATCCCATTCAGCCCAAGCGTCGTGTTCGGGGTGTTCGGGGTCGGCGAGGATGTCGGTTACCCGTGAGGCGTTGTCGTCCACAATGATTTGGACGCTCTCTGTTGCTTCGGGTGCGTCGTCCCAAAAGATTTCTACCTCAACACCGTTGAGCCAAAAGTCGGATGGTGTAACAAACTTTGTGAGTTCCATCATTTGTTCACCGCCCAAGCGGCTTGTGACATACAGCCGTGTCCGTACCAGTCCTCTAGTCCTTCTGCTGTTCCGCAGTCTGAGCAGATTTCTGTTTGGTTATCGGTGCGTGAGAGTGCGCCGATGTATTGCCCACGACACAAGTCGTTAGGAATACCGCCCAAACAACGAGGGCAGGTGTATTGGTCAAGCGTAATGCTCATGCTTTCACTTCCTCTTTGACTTCGGCAACGACGATACGGGTGTATGGCGTTGGGGTCATTACTTGTTCCTCAATGCTCAGGTCAATGAGTCCGTTCTTGAGAGCCTTGTCAAATGCTTTTGGCTCTACGGCGATCTTGGTGACTTCACGGAAGATCGTGGCGGTGACGAGTCCTTCTAGGACATCGGTGTGGAAGTTGCGACGGATTGCTTCTACTGCTGAGACTTTGCGTCCATCAACGGTGGCGTTGTCTGTGCCTTCTGAGGCGAATGCTCGTTGGAGTTCTTCTTTTGCTTGCTCAACCATTTTGTCGGCGTTCTTTTGAGCGTTGAGAGCCATCAGGTAAATGCGTGATGCTCGTTCGGACATGGATTCTGTGGTGGTTAGTGTTGTCATGTTGTACATCGTATCCTTGTTTATTGTGTTTGTCAATAGTTTTACGAAGATTTCTTAGAAATATTTTGGGCTATCGTTTGTGGAATATGGAGTGGATAGGCTAACACTGTCGGTGTGCGTAACTTTATTTTTTTACTAGAAGTAAATATGTATATATGCGCAATGTTTGACGGTGGCGGAAAGGATCAGTCAATAACGATCCACTTATCGCCGGCTTCAGAAACAAGACCAAGCGAAGAACCACTATCCCAATTCACATGAATAGTACCCATATCATCCACGAAGTTCACAACACCTTTGTCGCCCTGACGCAGCCCCGTGTACGGGTCGTTCGTGTATTGGAGTTGGACTCGCTTACCGATAAGAGCAAGCAGGTGTTTCGGTGCGTTACCCGTGTGGTTCATAGGTCGTTCCCGTCCTCATCTTGGAAGATGAGTTCACTCAATCGCATACCAGCGAAGTCGTCTTCCACATATGACTCAATGCGATCAATGACTTCCTCAATCGTAAAAGGTTCATCAGCAGACAAGCGATGAGGCGTGTGCCTATCGTAAACAACCTCAGAGTCACGCTCGGCTTGGAGTTGTTCCACAACGCTAGCAACATCGTAAGTAACGACACGCATAACATTTATCCGTACAGGCAGATCACTCATTGTGCCCACCACGCTTCCACAGCGTCACGCATAACACCAACGCCACCACCACCCAAATCCTCAACTTCATCAGGGGTATTTTCACGGCGCATAATGTTAGAGAAACCATCAATGCTCTTACAGACAACCAAACGGATGCGAATACGCTCAGAGTGTTGGCTTGGCGGAGCAGTGCTACCTTCAGGCGCGGCGTAGCCCGTAACTACCAACGCAACAGCGTCCAAGTTTTCGGGTCGGTCAATACATTCCAAAAGATCGTATGGGTTAGTGCTTTCTCCCAATAGATACGCTCCATCAGGATCGCACCCATAAAGTTTTGCGTCCATCTCAAACTTGTCATCGGCGGTGCGGTGAACAAGTTCGTCTACGGTCTTTGCGATAGCGGTGACATTACTCATTACCACTTCTCCAATTCTACGATTATGTAATCCTGTAAGCCAGCCTCATTGTCGGCAACCTCTAACTCGTCACCGTCAAGCCAGCCCTTGACCCAATGACAGTTAGCGTCCTCATTGAGATAGGTTGCTTTGTCGTCGTCCGACATTGTTCCCCACTCTGACGGTAAGAGTGTTTCGTCATTGACCGTGTAGTAGTTCCATTCGTGGATTTTGAGACCCGATGGATAATTCATTTCGGCGCAAACCTTGTAGCCGAGAGTCATACATTCGCTCCGTTCATCGTTGCTTCTAGTAATTGGAAATGGCAGAGAAGGTCGTCCCAATCGGACTCAGACCAATCAGGATGGTCACCCGTAGCGTCTGCGTGCTTGAGCAGAGCAAGAGCGTCGTTAGCAAACCAACCCAAGTTGAGTAGCGTGTTCACCATAAATGGCGAGTATCCACGAAACATCTCAGGGAGACAAGTGTTGTCGTATTGGAACATATGAACTTTCGTTCGCATATCGTTGTTCCACGCACTTCCCCGTGAACGCTTGATTACTTTGTATTTGTTATTAGTGGTAGTCATAGTGAGTATCCTATCGTCGGTTTTTAGTAATAACAACCTATGCCACAGAAAAATCGGGCTTAGCGTACCAATCTTGGAGTTCTTCCACGACTCCCAAAACTGTGTCCGAGCAGGCAGGAACAATCTTTTCTAAGTCGGAGTTCCAATGGATAAGTTTTGTTTCTACTTTGCCGTTGGAGTTGGTTACATCGTGAGTAAGCGACAGGTGTGTCTTGGCTGGGTAACAGAATATGCGTTGCCAACCGTTCTGAGTCCACTCCATTGCCTCAACCCACGACTGGTCATCATAGGAGTTGATTTTGACTTGGATACGACACTTCGGTTGTGCGAGGCTTCCGTACACATTCAGGCACACATCTTGCTGGTAATAGAAAGTGTTAGCACCGTTGAGTTTGTAGTAGTTCGTGCGTAGCCATACGACACTTCGTTCTTTGGTAATCACAGTATGTCCCCTTTGCTGAAAGCGTTGATTTGTTTTTCTGTTCTGCCGTTCTTGATTGCGACGGCGACGCAGTTCTCAAAGTCCTCGTCTACTTCCCACGCCCAGTGGTATAGGTCGCAGATTAGGTCTATGAGTAGTTCCTCGTTGTTGCGAGGGTTCGCTACGGGTGTGGTGTGTCCGTCCATCTCGTAGGAGAGTAGGCGGAAGTGTTCCATTACTTTTTCGGCTCTATCTAGTGGTGTGGTCATAGTTAGTATTGTACTCCCCATAGAAGGTATTGTCAAGTGTTTTACGAAAGATTTATTCTTCGTAGGTGTCAAAGCCGTCAAGGGCTTCGGGATACTCCGAGGAAGGCGACTTGAGTTCAGCGATGCGTGCTTCCAGTCCCGCTATGACGAGTTCTTTCTCGTTAGCGAGACATTCAGCCCAGTCGTCGTACTGCGAGTTGCCGACAGCGAACCCGATAGTGAAAGCGTGGTTGTAGGTCATTAGCAAATCTCAAATCCGTCGCACTCAATAAGAAACTCTGCGAACTCACGCACATTGTCTACAGCGAACGGATAGTTCGTTGCGAAGTGTTGTACCTTGCCGTGTCCGTGACAGGCATTGCAGTCCCCGTGTGTGCGTCCAAGAATGATTGCGTCTGTCTCTGACAACTCCCTAGTAGGCATACCGTTCTCAACACCGACAGTATCCGAACGGATACCCGTACCGTCACAGTAATCACATTGCGAAGTAGGTAGCGAGGCGAGTTGTTCACGGTATTCGGTTTCGTACTTGGCGGTTACGCCCGTAGCGATGTCGTTGAGTAGTCGCTGACCGAGAGCGAGTGCGCCGTCTGCGTCAAGTCCGTCACCATCGTTGGAGTATCCACTCTCAACATTGCGTGTGATGTCGCCGTGAAGTTCCTCACAGTAGTTCCATAGTGGTCGCCACCACCAAATATTGTTGCGGAAGTAAGAACCTTTTTCGCTCTCTTGGTTTTTGCCGTATACATCCATTCCCATAATGGAGTCCTTTCGTCGTGGTTGGTATCACTCTACCGCCTTATCGTTACTATGTCAATAGTTTCGTTCAGATTTATTTATAAATATTTCTTAGCAAAACGCTTGACACTACAGTTACAAGCAGATATACTGATCGCATGACCACCACAGACATTGACACCGAACTCAAACAAGCAATGATCGCTTGGGCGCAACAACAACTTGACACCATGTCTCAATCCGAATATGGCAACGACTGGTGGGGCGCATACAACGACCAGTGGGATATCAACATTTGGGACTCCGAACAACTAGGCAACGCCACCTATGAACAACCCACCCGTGTAACCGCCTACCGTCTAACCATAGATGGTCGCACCGACTACGGCTCGTTCATCGGTATCGGTTTCATTAGTGAACCTGCTGAATGGTACTTAGACCACTCTTGTAACGAATGTGGCGAACCGATGAGTGGCAAAGGTGAAGGAACTCGCCCGACACGCTACGCCGAAGGGTACGCCCACGGGCAGTGCGTTCTTGACGCTGAGAACTTTCTCAACAAATCCAAATAAAACACTTGACATAACAAGCATAAGGAGATAAACTACTGCCATGACCACCACACTCTTACAACGAACCAAAGACGCTATCGCCGACGGGAAGATCATCGGCGACGGACACACCATCTTTAGTCCGTCGTTCTACGCACCTCACTTCTCTGAGGACGAACTGCGTAAAGCGAAACTCATTCACACCTACAAGTCCGACAAATCGGATCACAAGTCCACCATCTTCGGCAAGGACGGTAAGCCGATGGAAAAACTCAAAGGCGTATACAACCTCACTTTCCTATATTGGCTATGCGGTCAGTTGGGAGTTGACTCCAACAACGACTTTAATGGTCGTGGCTCACAAGCAGACGCATTAGCGAGTCGTATCAGAAAGGCTTTGGCATGAACTGGACTTCAGAAATGGCAGAGATGTCACACAGGGGCAACCTACATAAAGCACCATTCACCATCACACTTCACGATGAATGGACAGCATGGCATGAGTCAGCCGTGCTCAAAGCACTTGTCAATCAGACCGTTCTCGTTACGACCAAAGAGGGTTACATCTTTGATGGTGAGGTCGTTGCCGTTGAGAATGAAGTGATCAAACTCACCAATAGCACTGTCGGTAATGCGTGGACAGATATGACGCTCACGCTAATGAGTATCACAGATATTTATTACTGCTAAATAAATCTCACCCGTAAGGTTGTGATTACAAACATAAGGGGATAAACTTACCGCTATGACCACCTACCACATTGAGTACATTGTTCACCTTGAGATAGAGGCTGAGAGTGAGGACGAGGCACTAAAACTCGGCTCGCAAGAACTTCACGCCCTTGATGGTGACGGACTCGCCAACTGTTGCGAGTTCTTAGATATAGAAATCGTAAACAACGACGACTTAGGAGAAACCGAATGAAGTATTACCGTGTAGGCATTTTTGCGTCCGTGAATGTGGAAGCAGAGAACGAGGACGACGCAATACACCAAGCCCGTCACATTGTTATTGACGGCGCAATCAAGACGCACGAATACGAGTTTGAGGCTCAGGACAGAGAACTTGACCCCGACTTGGACTTCTTAGCAATGATGGAAGAGGAGAAAGCGAAATGACGAAACTCATTATCCATATCGGTACAGGAACTATCATTGACGCTGACGAATGTGTCATCGTTGATGTGGAGAAACTTGACGATCACGACACTGCCCTCGTAAACGATGGTGACGACTCTGATGTCGTTGAGATCGCTGGACGACTCGGTAAGCCACTCAACCTGACGGACTTATCGTTCCGTAACACGGTGGCGTTCTCTCCGTCATCTCTCCGTAGCGAAGCAGAGGAAGCACTCTCTCAAGGTTTTGCTACCGACGACGACGATATTGCCTATCTCACTTGGACTGCCGAAGTAGCCACCGATGAGGAACTGTCTAGTGTCGCTGACTACATTCTCAATGACGACACAATGTGGAACGAATACAACACGACGGTAATGGACGGTATGCGACAAGGTTACAGATGGTCTAAGGAAAACAAAAAACTTGACAGCGACGAGGCTTAGGACTATAATGACAAGTATGACCACCAACATCTTTGACCCTTGTATTTACTGCGGTGACTTCACTGCGTTTGGCTCTGTCCGTGAGGACGGTTCGCTTATCGGCAAGTTCGTGAACCGTATTCCTGCTGACCGTGAGGACGAGGAAACGGGCGAATACCTAGATGGGTATGCGTGTGCTGAGTGCGCTGGGTTTGAGTGCGACGAGTGCGACAAACCAATTTATCTTGACTGCGAAACTCGTGTGGAGTTTCAGGACGATGGTGGCAAGTTCCACTACGGCAACTATCACACTGAGTGCTATGACGAAATGAAACACGGTAAAGCCAATTACGGCGAGAACATTCCGATGGAAGGTGAATGAAATGGGTTTAGACAATATTCCGAAAGAGTACCCGTGTAAGGCACGAGGCGTAGCCGTGTTTGTTCCTGAACTGGACGCTGAAGGTGCGACAAAGTTACACGCTGACGGCACGACGAAACTTGTGATGTCGTGTACTGCGACGAAAGAAGCGGGAGCGTGTCCGTATCTCAATTCACCTGACCTACCTGAGAAGGGTGCGGTTCACGGTATGTTCGGTACTGACTGTTGGTATCGGGGTAAGTGGGGTACTCACTTACTAGAACACTTGGGCGTTTCTGATTACTCAATGTACGGCGGTGACGACGACGCTCTCGGCGTAGACGACTGCGAGTTGTTTGCTAATACGATTGAGGACACTCTGAATGAGTGGCTCGCTGAACACGACAACACTTTCGTTATTGACGGTGAGGAACTCGCTGACGATGTGCGCTACCTGATTTGGTGGTTGCGTTTCGTTGCCCGTGAAGCCGACGGATTTACGACTTGGTACTGATGAAAACTATAACTGTCACACAAACATACGAACTCGTTGTATCCATTGAGGCAGAAGTCTCCGACGAATACACCTACGACGATATGGTGAACTCGTTTACTGACTTCCCTATCCGTGTTGATGTAAACGAAGTTTGGGAACCAACCGAAAATGTCAAAGTCGCTGGAGTATGCGTAGACGCTCTTATCTCTTTGACAGGTAGTGACGCTTTTGCTCTTTACGGAGAGAAAGACAATGAGTGGGTGCGCTTAGAGGAGAGTGACGATGAGTGACTTTCACGATTTCACTGGGTCTACCCGTATGGACTTTGACTGCGTTACAGACTCTCGTAAGGAAGTCGTAGTCCAACTACCCACAGACCCATACGATCCACAACAAAATGTGTGCGTTGTCGTTTTCACTAACGAGGGAGTTATCTTTGACTTCTACGAGGACGGCGAACTCGTCCGTACGAATGGGCGCACCTATCAAGAATGGTTTGATGTGTCGCTACAAGCGTAGGGACCCCCATAGCCTGAATATCACTACAACAAGGAAGGGATTATGAACGATCCAATAAAGAAAGAGAACGGCTCTATTGACACCGACGCTTATAAAGGTATGTCGGGGCTGGTAGATGTGAGTGGAATGAAGGTGTCCGTCACTGTCACTGATACCCGTGTGTGTTACGGGCGATTTGATTTGTGTGTAGTGCCGAAGGAAGGTAACGGTCAGCGTTGGATTGACTACAAGAATGTAGAACTCTCCGATACACCGAAGCCAACTGCCGAACCTGAACTCTCTACGATACGAGAAATGATTTTGTCTCTTACTGAGAAAGCGAAAGCGAAGCAAGAGGCATAAAGGTTTGTGGGGTTCTCCGTAGCGACCCTATTCATTATGGAGAACTTCCACAAAACACTTGACATTGGTTTGATTTACCGATATACTTATCGCTATAACCACCACTACCAAAGGGGATTACTATGCCGAACTGGTGCTACAACAGAATGAATGTTACGGGCGACCGTGAGTCGCTAGTCAAACTCACTGAAGCGATTACCCGTAAGCACGACCCGTCGCTCGCTGAGACAACGATGGGCGTTGAGCAAGTTGATTACGACTTGACTATCTTATTCCCCGTCCCTGAACCGTTGGCTATTCGTGCCGTGTTCTTGAGTACCGAAACTGACGACCCCGAATACCAAGAACTTCTCAAGAAGTACGAAGCAAACAAGGCGGAGTACGGTCACACCACTTGGTATGACTGGTGTATCAACAACTGGAGTACGAAGTGGTCGCCTCGTATTGAGGAGTGGGAAATTATTGACCACTCTGATGGGAGTGGCGGTATCTATGCGTACTACGAGACTGCGTGGTCGCCTGCTGACGGACTTATCCGTGAGGTGAGCAGACAGTTCCCCACACTCTTATTCACAGTTTCGTCTGATGAGGAAGGTCGTTCGTTCTCTTGCGTGATGGCGTTCAGTAAAGGCGAGATTGTTGCTGAGGCTGGTTGCGAACTATCCGCCAACAAAGTTCCTGAGCAGTTCCGTGAGGCTTATGCGAGGATAGATGAGGAAATAGAGTCTGGTACAAGTGACGGGAACTACGACGCTTGGGACGAGATGAGCGAACTTGACAGTGACATTCTCGGCTGGTTAGAAACTGAAGTGGACAACCAACTGCGTGACAAGGGATTACTGCCGAAAGTCAGCGCATAACAGATTTTGGTTGGGGCTACGGCATTTCCTTGCTTTATGGACAACCTGCGATATAAGAGTTTTCGCAATTTTCTCTTTGCGTCGTTATAAGGTTGTTTGCCCTCGCCAACTACCCGTAAGGTTTTCAGACTTCTTCTGAGTGTTCGCAGTTTTCGTCGTGAGTGTGTTCTTCGGTGGCGACTTCAGTGTCGTTCTTCTTGGACTTGCGCTTAGGCTTTTCTTCGGCGACAACTTCTTCCGTAACAACTTCTTCCGTGACGACTTCTGCGACAGGGGCGATTTCTTCCGTGACGACTTCCGTGACGACTTCTGCGACGGGTTCAGCGACGACTTCGGCAACGGGGCTGATTGCTGCGGCACGAGCGGCGCGGTGAGCAATAAGTTCTTCTCTTGATAGTTTGCGCATTGTAGTTCTCCTGATTGGGGTACAGAACAGTGTATCAAATACTAGGGTTATTATAAAATAAGACTTGACAGAAAGAAAGTTATCTTGTATGCTTGACACTATGACACCACACGAAGCGGATACAGAATACAAAAACACTCTCCGTAGCCTCGCTGAGGAATACGGCGGTTACAGTTTTATCCCTAGCGACTTATGGCGTGAAGCGTCAGAGATCACTCGTGCGTGGGCAGTCGTTGCCAAGTACGAGGGTACGGTCAGTAAAGAACTACTCGGTCGCTATATGGTTCCGCTATCCATTATCGGTCGTATTATGCCGTCGGTAACGCTTGACGACACCCGTAAGGTCGCTCGTGCTGACCAATACAAAGCGTTTGAGCAGTGGGCGAGAGAACACGACAGGGAACAGTTCACGACAGATCAGATCGTGGAAGCGTCAGGGTTCGGATATCAAACGACACTGAAGTTCATAGACGGTAATCCGTACTTCCATAAGATCAAGAAGGGCTTGTACGAGTGCCGTGATTATCACGCTGATCGTGAGCAGGCTAAGAAATCTAAATAAATCCAAACAAACACTTGACAGGTGATCTAATCACTGCTAGAGTTATACCCGTAAGCAAAACCACCACCACACAGAAAGAAACATAATGACCACCACCACACTCCCTGCCTGCTGGCAGAAGTTCCACAACGCCCTACACGCTGGTATTGACCGAATTATCTTATTCGGACCCGCTGGCACTGGCAAAACATTCGCTGGCTTGTCTTTCGGCAACACAGCAGGCGGTTCATTCCGTCTTGCTTGTACTGAGGATATGACCAACAGTGAAGTATCGGGTTCATTTATGCCTGACGCTAAGGGCGGTTTCTCTTGGGTTAGCGGTTCTGCGCTGAAGGCGTGGAACGGCGACGGTACTCTCGGCGGTCGTCTTGTCGTAGACGAAATTGACAAGGCTGGTGGCGATGTGTTCGCTACCCTGCTGAACTTTCTTGACTCACCTGAGTCGGCTAGTTGGGAACACCCTGAGACAGGTCGTATCTACACTCCCCGTAGCGGTTTCTCTGCCGTAATGACAACGAACATTGAGAATATGGCAGAACTACCCGTAGCACTTGCCGACCGTTTCCCCGTTCGTATTCGTATCAGCGAGCCACACCCTAACGCTCTCGTGAAATTGTCTGACGACTTGCGTGGTATGGCAGTGCGTATGTCTGACGCTGGTAAACAACGGATTAGTCTCCGTGCGTTCTATGCGTTTGACAAACTGCGTTCTACTCTCTCCATTGAGGAGAGTGCTGAGATCGTGTTCGGTGAACGAGCGAGTTCGGTTCTAGAAGCGATGAAAGTAGACGCTCTCCGATGAGCAAGACACTTCATCGCCCACTACCTGAGATCATTACTAGACCTGATGTTACGGCAGGTGAATGGTCGGTATCCGACTGCGCACCTACCCGTGGCTTGCCACACACTGTCATTAGTAATAAGCGTCTTGTCGCTCCACAGGGCAGTGACCCGTTATCACAGGCGGTACGAGCGCACGAGATGGTTCATATCAAAGTGTCACCACAGGACTACACACCGTGGGTACAGCGTGGACACGCCACTTATGAGTCAATGATCGCTTGCGAGGAAGCACGAGTGAACTATCTCGCTACGAAAGCAGGGTTTGATATGAAAGCCCTCGCCGATGGTTCTGAGAAAGAAGCAGGCGAGCGTCTTGTCGCTAACGAGGACTGGGAAGGTGCGGTGCGCACTGCTATCGCAACTCTCGGTAGTAACGCCCATAGGCAATTCATTACGGGCGTACGCCGACATAACAAGGTGTGGGCTGATGTTCTTGCCGATATTGGTAGGCGAGCAATGCGTGAACTAAAGAAGCACGATAAGCGTCGTGGTAAGCACAGTCTTGCTAGTACGGCTGAGGGCGTAGCAGACTTCACGCCTTACGGTTTTATCTATACCGAAATGTTGGCGAACTGGGTTGATCGTTTGTGCGGTGATAATCCCAACGACAGAAACAATGACGACGATAACTCTGACGATGGTGACACTGACGATAGTGAAAGCAAAGACTCTGATACCAAGAAAGAGCCTAGTGACACCCGTGAGCCTACCCGTGACGAGATCAAGAAAGTGGTGGAGAAGTATAAGCAGATGTCTATCGCTGATACTCCTATCCCTGAATGGTTTGAGTTGGTCGTTGAGACTTGCCCTATGCCAGTGATACTGAATGGTTCTATGGGGCGTAGGCGTGTTGCGAGCAATGTTGGTAAGAGTCCTCGCCGACTTCATCGTTACTTGACTGACCCCCAACGACGAGTGTTTGACCACACTATTCGTGGTAAGGGCGGTATCGTTCTTATTGACTGTTCGGGTTCTACTCAGATCAGTAAAGATCAAGTGCGTGAAGTGTTGCTGAATAGTCCTAGTGCGACTGTCGTTGCTTATACAGTGTTGAGTTTCACCCGTGACGATAATGGCGTACTTCCTGCTAATGCGTGGGTTCTCGCTCAGAACGGTCGTATGGTTGATGAGATACCGTTTGATCGTGGTTCTGCTAATGCGGTTGATCTCCCTGCCGTTCGTTGGGCGGTTGCTAATCGTAAGCGTCGTGAGCCGATCATTTGGGTTACTGATGGTGGCGTGACTGGTTATCGTGATGAGTGCCACGATGCTCTGAACATTGAGTGTCTTGAGTTTGTGAAGCGTCACGGGATTATTCTTGCGAGCGATGTCACTAACGCTATTGACAAACTGACTAAACTACGAACAGGCGTTCGCCCTACTTCTGATTACGGTATGGGGTTTGATCGGTTTGTCTCTCAAGTATTCGGCTAGTGGTTCGGGTACGAGCGTAAGCGTTGTGCTACGCTATTTCCGAAGTGTAGTTGAGTTACTTTTGTCGTGGTGGTCAGTCAGTGACTCCTACACTTCACCTATTGGCACTGCCTTGCTCTCACGAGTGGGGCGGTGCTTATTGGTATGTGGGGCAGGTATGAGAGAGACACGAGGTACTGAACTACTGTCACGCTCTCGCCTACTGTCATACTCCGACACGCACACTCCCTTACTCCCTAGAGTTACCCGTAGGACTACCCGTAGCACTTGGCGACAGGACACACTAAGAGACAGCACGCTAGGGGGTAGTAGGGTAACGAGGACAGGTCAGGGTAGGGGAGGGACTTTTTTCGTTTTGACGGCTCATTAGGGTAGGGGTACGCAATGCTTGACGGTGGTGGAAAGCGAACTGCCGAAACGAAACGATAACGACTGACCGACATAGGCATAGGGTATATGTCTAGGATTACCCGTAGCACTTGCGACTGACCCCCTTATCGTAGTGCCCCCTCGCCTCGCCCCTTACCCCCTTGCCTTACCCCCTCGCCTCGCCCCCCTTACACCTCGCCTCGCCCCTCGCCTCGCCACCCTGCCTCGCCCTATCGCACTCCCCTTATGCCTCGCCTTACAAGACCGCCTAACGAAAGCAAAAACGAAAGCGAACACTTCACTCTCAGACCATAAGAAAAAGCCACAGAGAGCCACACACACCTCGCCTTAGGCGACGACAGGACACTCTCACGCCCTTACGCAAGGCTTGACGGTGGTGGAAAGCCGACACACCCCCCAAAAAGATCGGCAAAAGTATGCCGAACAATAGTCACAACGACTGCCATAACCCTCGCCGTAGCCCCACCCGAACACCCGTTCGCCGAACACCCGTTCGCCCCCACCCCCCGCCGACCCCCGAACACCTGTTCGCCCCCGAAAACAAAGGTGCTGGTAGTCCCGCAAATCAGCCCCCATTACAAGCCCAATAACACCCGTAGACTTACCCGTAGATGTTTGTACTGTACAAACGAACACCTGTACCCCCACGCGACCCGCAAAGAGTAGGACATACGGGGCTGCCCCCAACTTTTCCGTGCGGGGATTTCCCCGTGGGCGGGCGTGTACTATATTTTTGGTGTTCCGATGTCTCGGTTAGATTTATCCAGTGTGGTGTGGGGTGGTTATTCTTTTTTGTTGGTGAGGTTGTTCCACCAGAGGCGTGTGAGTGTCCATGTGATGGCGATGAGTGCTGTTTGTGGCCAGGTGGGGTGGTTGGCGACGATGTTTTGTTTGTGGAGCACGTAGAGGGGGACCCAGATGGCTGCCTGGGTGAGCAAGACCGTGATCATGAAGCCGGTGAGGACGGCTGTTGCGGTGGGTTCGTTGTTTTGTTTCATTTTGGTGTGGTTGTGGTTCGTTTGATGATTTGGTGGATGCGTTGGCGGCTGAGGTTGTATTGGTCGGCGATTTGGGAGAGTGATTGTCCGGTTTGGCGGAGTGTGTGGATGTCGGTGTTGCGGAGTGTTTTGGTTGTGGGGCCTGGTTTGAGTGGTCCCCAGGTCCAGCCTTGTGTGTTGTTGAGGGTTTGTTGACGGTTTTGGGGGAGTTTGCCGTTTTTGTTGCGTTGGCGCATGTAGCCGACCCAAGCCCCGAGTGTGATTTGTTGGCCGTCGAGTTTTTCGGTGTGGGTTGCGGGGACGAGTGCGTTGCCTTCGCGTTGGATGTATTGTTGTAGTGCTTGGTGGTATTGGTTGAATCTGGTGTTGTTGTCCATGTTTAGTATGTTAGTTGACGTTTTTGGTTGGTGTGGGGTGTGTTGTAAAGTTTTTTTGTGGTTTTAATGTTTTTTTGTGTTTGTGCTTTGTTTGACGGTGGTGGAAAGGGTTGTTATGGGTGAGGATTTTGGGGATTTGTTTGATTTTTTGGGTGGTTTGGATGGTTTTTTGCCTGGGGCGTTGTTTGAGTGTGTGAATGATGTGTCTTTTGAGTTAGGGGAGTCCCGGGGTGAGTCGGATGTTTTGTTTTTGGGTTCGGATGGTCGGCGTTTGGTGAAGTGTTTGCATGTTCCTCGGTCTGGTTTGGGTGGTGATGGGCCGGTTTTGTTTCCGGGGGTGTCGAATTTTATTATCGTAGCCGCCTATTCGGATGAATTTATCCAGGATCGGGTTCAGGAATTAATCGAAGAGTTCGACTCCGAAGAGGAACGCGAAGAGGAATGGGAAAAGTTCATGTCGACACTGGCGAAAGATATCGCGTACATTTACGATCAGAACCCGCCAGAGAACCTGGTCGACCAACTCGGAGATTTATGAACTGGAACACTGCCGCAGCCGAAGTCACCGAAAGAATCTTTAACGGTGATCAACCATCCGGCACCCTGGAAGGCCTCAGGTTCCTTCTGGATCACTTTGTCGACTCGAACACCTCAGAACGTTTAGAAGGCTGCCAGAGCGAAGAATTCGTTGCTTTAGGGAAGATTGCGTTGCAGTTAGGCCGGCGCCACGGCTATTTCGAAGGTCCGAGTGCTGCCCAGCACGTTTTAGACACGGTGATCCGCAAACAGTGCGACTACGGGCATCACAATATTGCTCGATTCGGTCGTTTGGGTCTCCTGGTGCGTATGCATGACAAGATTGCACGTCTCGAAAACTTGATGTCTTCGGGCCGGACCCCCAATCATGAATCAATCGAGGACAATATCCTAGACGTTGTTGGGTATTCAATTGTTGGTGCGATGTGGGAAGAGGGTTCTTTTTTGTTTGATGTTGTGCCCTTACACGCGCTACAAGTGACGGTGGTGGAAAGCGGCCCTCACCACGAAAAGGAATGGGTGTTCTGATCCACTAGGGGTCAAAAATATATAAACACGTTCCTCTGTTTAGATAAATCTATCCAATATGTAAGGGGAGCACACCACCCCCAAAAAAAAAATTGCTTTTTTAGCCGTCCAGCACACCTGGTAAAAGAAACTACTTTTCGGAAAACCCCCGCCCGGGTGGGGAGCCTCAGGAGGCATCACCTGCATCCACCCCCTGAGGCATCAACCCTAGTGGCCATCGAAGGAAAGGGGAACTTCTCCGGCTAAAAATCAACCTAGCACAACCACAAAACACGTGCATGTAAACAAATCTTTCAAATATTTAAAGAAATATCCCATCGGTGCTTGCACGCGCGCCACAACGCGTGATACGTTGCCCGACAACAACTACGGTCGACCGGTCGGAACTGTGATAACACTTGCGTCACCTGCGCAAAGTGCTATTAGTGGTGCACTTGAGACGGAGAGACCTTTTCTAAAGGTTCCCCCGGACCCCCTCCAAAGGGGTTTTCTTCTCTTACTAGTTTTCAACTATTGAGAAACTAAAGTCATTGCTTGTAATGATTCTTTATTAACTCACAAATAAAACACCTTTTGAGAGAAGAATCTATACGCGTACCGATCGGTCAAGCAAAGTAAAGAAAGGAAGACACTTTGAACGTTAATATATTAAATACTATGGAAAACGAATTTTTTGAATTTCAAAAACCAGAGAAGAAGAAGAAGAAAGTTCGCGGACCTTCAAAAGCAACGGTAGAACAGACAGTCAAAGGTTCTACGGTGGCGGAAAGCGCCATTCAAGAAATCTACGACTACTGGTGTCATGTGATGCGACCGAATCGGAAGAACCCTGCGCGTCTGGATGTTAAGGGTCGTGATCGTGTTGCGGCTGCGATTAGTGATTTTGGTATGGAGGTGTGCCGGCGTGCGATTGATGGTTGTTCGAAGTCGGATTTTCATATGGGGCGGAATAAGCGTGGGCGTCGGTATGACAGTTTGGATTTGATTTTTCGTTCGCATGATAATGTTGAGCGGTTTTTGGGGTATTTGGTGGATGGTGATGAGCCGTGGTGAGGGTTCGTGATGTGTCGAAGGAGTTTGAGCAGTTTGTGTCGGTTTGTTTTGCGATGTTTAATCGTGAGTTGTTTGAGGGTGATCGGCGTAATGTTGTTCGTGCTTGGTTTGATGTGTTGGGGGATGTGGATGTTGAGTTGTTGCGTGTGAAGTTTGTTGAGTTGGCGACGGTGTCTAAGGTGATGCCGACTCCTGGGTTGTTGCGTAGGCATGTGTTTGCTGATCGTATTAGTGATGTTGTTTCTCCTGCTGTTGCGTGGGGTCAGTTGCAGGGGTTGCGGGTTGCTTTGAATTCTGGTGTGGAGCGTCCGGTGCTTGCTGTGACGGTGGTGGAAACGATTCAGAAGTTGGGAGATGTTGTGTTTGGTTTGACGACTAATGGTGATCGGGAGTATTTTTTGGAGGTGTATCGTGATGTTTGTGAGGCGCGATTGGTTGAGTTGTTGAGGGTGGGTGTATGAAGCGGTTGACGGGTAGGCCTCCGGTTGTTCCGGTTGGGGATCGTGCGTCTTTGTCGTTGAAGGTGTCTGCTGATTTTAAGAGGTTGGTGTTGGCGCAGGCTGAGGGGTATGGGTTGAGTATTAGGGAGTATGTGGAGTTGTTGGTGTTGAGAGACGTAGGAAAATGAAGTGGGTGCAGGCTTACAGATCATTGACTTTAAATGCCACAAGGACTCTCCTTCTGTTGCGGAGTTAATGCATGATATTAAAACGCCGACGTTGCTTGAGTACGGTACGAAGTTTTGGGATTCAGATAATCTTCGTCTAATTGATTCTTCGTTAATTAGATTTTGCGAGGCATGGGGTAAACCTTATGGTTTTATTCAGGAACAGGATGGCGCTATTGTTCAGAATCTTTTTCCAATAAAGAAAAATGAAAGTGAACAAATTTCTTCTTCATCTTTGGCTACTTTGGAGATGCATACTGAGACTGCTTTTCATCCTTGGCGTCCACAGTATGTAATTCTTCTTTGTGTTCGTGGAGATGAGCGTGCTGAAACAACTTATGCAATTCTTGATGATATTTTATATGGCATGGATCAAGAAACTATTGATATTTTGCATCAACCGATGTTTACAACAACATTAGATAAGAGTTTTCAAAATTCGAATCAGAAAGACTCTTTAATTAAAACTGCAGTATTTTTTAATAATGGCACGTCGATGGCTTATGATCGCGTTTTGATGAATGGACTCAACAAGGACGCGAATCACGCTTTGGAAGTTCTTTCTTCTGCCATAGAAAGTTGCAAGCAGGCTTTTGTATTATCTACTGGTAATATTGCCATTATTGAAAATTGGAAAGTTGTTCACGGGAGAACACCATTCGTTCCTAATTATGATGGCAATGATAGATGGTTGAAAAGAGTGATGGTTAGACGTTCCATGCCTCATCAGCACGATATTTATAAGATTGCCGACAAAGAACATTATATTGTTAAGACAACTTTTTAGTTTTTTACTAGAAATCCGTTTGGATTTTCTATGAAGTTCTCACCAAACATATCGCAAGCATAGGTATTTATAGAATAACTATCACCTATGTGGTTTAAAATTCCGTCATGTGTATCTTTATTCAAAGTATGACAACAGATGAAATGATCTCCCTTTTTTAAATATGGGTCAATCGCTTCCAATAACTCAATTGTGTTAATTCCAACATCGTCAATAACAAATTTTGGTCCATCAAGATTTGCGATCATTTCGTGATTAACTGTTAAATAATTTTTGATGTCAAAAATATCAAGTTGAACTAACTCAACATCACTAATTGGTTCCTGAATAACATTTCTCAAAAAATCGATGTCGTACGAAATGATCTTCATGTCATGATTAATATTTTTAGCAGTATCGCTCATGTACTCAGATAGGCCACCATCAAAAGTACCGAATTCCATTACATATGAAGGCCGTTCGTGGTCAATGAGCATGCGCATTGCATTCAAAAACATTGGGTCATGCATTATTTGTCTATTTTTATATCTGTTACTACTTACGCGCCCATAGTTCATTAACACCGCAATATCAGAATCTGTGTAAACGCCAGAAAACTTGCGTTCACTAGATGATTTTAGGTGCTTTTCTAACATCTTTCAATTATACTTGAACTCATATTGCCATCACGTTACGAAACGGAATTTATATATGACCATTATCACTCTTGAACCCTGGGAATACGTGCATGCGTGCAATGTTGGCATAGCAAGGTTTGCTGCAAATTGGGGAAAACAAGATGCTCCACATTATAAAAAAGAATTAATGGAAGACGATAGAACGGCAACAGTCGCATCTGCTATTTGTGAACTCGCCGTAGCCAAAGCAACTAATCGTTTTTGGAGTGGGCATGTATGGTCAAAAGAAGAACATAATAAATATCGAAATGTTCCCGATGTCGGCAGAAACATTGAAGTACGACGTGTACGCAAAGGAAACACTGTCGCAGTGCGGAAACATCAATTAGGAAAAGGTTTAGTTCTTTTTGCTGCCCAACCCGAAGTACCAGAATTTATTAATGTTGATATCTGGGGATGGTTAGATTACGACAAAGCATGGGAATTGGCAGAACCAGCACATTATGCTCCAGAAACAACTCGCCTACTCAATAAAGAACATTTAAAAATAGATTTGCCATAAAAGAAAAATTGTTTAGATATTTATATTATGATGAGCGATATGAGTAAACCAATTTTTGTTGCATCTATTGCCAAGAATGAAGAAAAGTATGTTAAAACTTGGGTAGAAAGTGCCAAGGGTGCAGATGGCATATTCCTTCTCGATACTGGCTCAACGGATAACACTGTTTCAATAGCCAAAGAATGTGGCATTAGCGTATTTGAACAAACGTTCAATCCATGGCATTTTGCTAACGCACGAAATCATTTACTTGATTTACTACCAGATGTTGATGCATGGATAATCAACCTAGATTTAGATGAACAATTACTAGGTGACTGGACTACCGCATTAAAAAATGCACCAGATTGGGCAACACGAGTACGTTACTCATATACCTGGAATTGGCTAGAAGACGGAAGCCCGGGCCTGGTTTATCATGGAGACAAAATAGTTAGACGCCAAATGTTCAGATGGAAAGGCGCATGTCACGAAGTCAACGTACAAACAAGTGGGGAAGAACGCCACCACTTCACTAACGAATTTCAAATACATCATTTCCCAGACCAAACTAAATCACGAAGTTCCTACCTCCCCCTATTACTGCAAGACATAGAAGACGATCCAGAAAATGGTCGGCAAACCTACTACACAGCACGAGAACTGTTTTTTAACAACAGATACGAAGAAGCAACAAAACTATTTGAACGCCATCTAGTAATGAAGGATTCCAACTGGAATGCAGAACGTGCTTATTCAATGCGATTCCTCGCAATAATGCATCCACATAAAGCAGAATTTTGGCTTCTGCGAGCATGTGCCGAATATCCAGAAGGTCGGGAACCATGGCTTGACCTAGCACAACATTGTTTTGATACTTCCAAATGGGAAGGATGTTACTGGGCCGCCAAACGTACCCTAGCGATTACTGAACGAGGGTCGTTATATCTTAATGAAGCAAAATCATGGGGATATTTGCCGCATGACCTTGCAGCGATCAGCGCTTATCGTCTAGGCCTATACGATGAAGCAATCAAGCATGGTTTAGAAGCGCTGAGTTTTCATCCCGAAGATGAACGTCTTCTAGATAATCAATACTGGTATGAGAGCGCAAAAACTTGCGTCAATGTTGTTATACCAACAAAAAGTAATTTTGAAGGACTTATTGCTTTATTGCAAGATTTATGCATCGATAAAAAAGTTGGCAAAATATGCGTAGTTGCCGATGGACCTCACGTATTTGACAATCTTCTAGAATTGCCATACGACTTAGAAATCAATGAATCTATTCAATTTTTTACTGCCGAAGAAGGCAAAGGAATCCAGTATTTATGGAATTTAGGTATGAATACTGTTGGTAGAAAAAACCATATAGCATTCTTGAACGACGATGTGCGGCTAGATGTCTCATGTATTAGTTCACTTTGTGAAACCTTAGACAGAAACAAAAACATTGGTCTAGTTTGCCCCAACTATACAGAAATTGAAATGACTGAAGATAAGCAAGTTTTTGATACTTGTCGTTCACGATATGACGGCACTGGTGGCATGGCTGGTTTCGCTATGGTTCTACGTTCAGAACTCGTCAAAGCATGGTCGTTCGATGAAGGGTACAAGTGGTGGTACGGCGACGACGATTTAGTTAATTGGGTAAATCATAATACGCCATACAAAACTGTTATTTCACACAAAACACACTGCGTCCATGCAGATAGCATGACCATAAAGACAAATCCACCAGAAGACTTTGAAAATATTGTTGAAGAAGACAAAAAACGTTTCATTATGAAATGGGGAGAGAACAATGCACGCTGAAGTATTTGACTGGGTAGAAAGTTCATTCAAAAAATGGAAAGAAGTTCACCCGAACGATAACTATAGAGTTATTGAAATTGGTAGCCTAAACATTAACGGCACTATTAGAACAATTTTCAATGATGCCGAAAACTACTGTGGCGTTGATATACAAACAGGCCCTGGCGTTGACCTAATAGCGGATTCCGCATATTGGCTAGCCCCAGAACCAGTAGACATAATTGTTTGCTGCGAAGTTTTCGAACATGCTCAAGAGTGGCGAAGAATCGTAGAAATGACTTACAAAAACTTGAAACCAGGCGGAATCTTCATTGGCACTGCTGCCGGTGAAGGCAGATTCCCTCATTCCGCAATTGATGAAAACCCAATTCGTGATTGGGAATACTATGCAAATATTGGTGCTCGCGATATGCGATGGACCTTAGAGCGCAACAATTTCAAAAATGTGCTAGTGAATACAGTCAATAATGATGTTCGTTGGAGTGCACACAAATAGTTATTTCAAAAGATATAGCAATGTCAATAAAGGAGTAATAAAAATGCCCGAACTAAACGCAAACATACCTGCAATCGAATGTTATGTACGAGGTAACTATCTTCGTAACCAGGTTGACTCACACGACCAATATTTTCCTTGCATGATTTTTGGCGTGGCCTCAATGCAGGGTCGGTCACCGTTATTTCATTTCTTGATGGAAGATGGTGCTGTTTGGTGGAGAATGCCCATTTCAGCGTTTTGTGCCGAACCAGGTGTACCCGAAGTAGATATTCATGATTTAGTTCTGTGGAACTCTTTTAGTTCACAAATCTCTGTTACAGAGTTTGAAGCAATGCGCCATATGCGAATGACCTATGTTGCTCGGTCAGGCGAATTTGTTAACGGCAAATACCTATTCACTCTTGACTGGCACTCCCCTGATGCCAACCAAATCAACGCAGGTTTCAGCGAAAACCCCGGTCAACACAAATGCGGCCATGTAATCCTCAGGAACGACGGCAACTTCGCTATCCAACCCAACAACAGGGTAAGACTGTTTGACCCGTCGTTCACCACCAAAGACGGAACACTCATCGAAAGACTCATTAACACTCGCCTGTGGGATGTGGAGGACGCTGATAAATGGCGCACCTCAGACGATGATAGGTATGAGTATGGTATTGACATAATTGATACGGAATAAGTTGAAGTAACTCAAAACACCATAGAGGGAAACATGGAACTTACAGAAGAACAATCAAAAAAGTTTTGGGCAAAAGTAAATAAAGAAGCGGATAACGGATGCTGGGAATGGACGGCGGCAACAAGCAGTAAGGGATATGGGCAGTTTGCTCTAAATAAAATTGCCAAATCAACGCACCGAATTAGTTACATAATCCACAAGGGTGAAATACCAGACGGACTTATGATTTGTCACACATGCAACAACCCTCCCTGTATAAACCCAAATCACCTTTACGCCGGAACAAGCAGTGACAATATGAAGCAATCCGTTCGTGAAATGCGTCATTTTGAACAGTCAAAAACACATTGTAAAAATGGGCATGAGTTTAATCAAGAAAATACATTTCTTCGGGATCGAAAAGGCCGCGGGATTACTCGTGTTTGTAGGTCTTGCAAACGTGATGCTGAAAGAAAACGTAGAATTTTTACAAAAATTAAAATTCACACAACAGAAAGTTTCCACACGGACACTAAAGAAATCAAATGAAACTTACAGATGAACAACTAAAAAGATTTTGGGCAAAAGTAGATAAAAAAACAGAAAGTGAATGCTGGGAATGGATTGCTGGAAAAAATTCTCGTGGATACGGTAATTTTAAATTAAATGGGAAGACAGTCACGGCATCTCGTATCTCATGGTCATTACTTAATGGGGAAATATTCAGTGATATTTTTGTTTGCCATTCATGCGATAATCCATCATGTGTAAATCCAAGTCATTTATTTGTTTCTGATAATCAAGGAAATGTCGATGACATGATTGGGAAAAAAAGACATCGAAATCAAGTAAAAACACATTGTGGAACATGTTCACGCGAATACTCCATTGAAAATACTTATCATAGGAGCAGTGGACATAGGGTGTGCAAATATTGTTCTAATAAAGCAAGCAATGAGTATCATAAAAACAATAGAAATAAAATTAATATACGCAGAAGAAATAAATATAAAACGACCAATGACTAATGCTCTATAGAAAAATTTTATTAACCAATATTTTATGACGTAATGGGGTGGCATCCACGCCAGATGAATGGGTCTTTGATTATGATTTCAGAATTTTCAAGTGAGTTCGTCATGAGGTTTGCGTCACTATTATGAAACAAACATTTCTCTGCATCAATCATTGCATCAATTAGAGTGTTGATTTGAATGTTGATTCCGCTATTTTGTTGTTCTTGTTCGTAAGCAAGGATGTCGTGGGTGTCTCTGTTAGTCATGATATTTCTTTCTCATTGGGGGTGTGTAGCGTTTGTTTGAATTTGGTCGTTTGCGGTAGGGGTTTTTCCCTGGGGGTGGGGTGTAGTTTCCGAAATATCTAGAGATGTCTCCGCCTGTGCGGTAGTGCCAGTCAATAAGGGATGTTATTGAGTTATTCATTTCGCGAAATGCTTCTATCATTGGGTCTCTGTACGTTATTGGGTCTCTGGAGTCTTGATGCACGTAGCAGAAGTAAGTGGCTCCCATTGCATTTCCTTTGCATTGGTTCCCGTCTTTTCTTTTTGATTGGCATATGAGGCGTTTCATGGACCCGTTGTTCCTTGTTGAGTAAAGCCTTTCTCAGTTGAGAACAAATCTGTAAAGGGACCTGCTGGTCCGTTGGCGCCCTTTGCAAATAGGGACAAGTCCGTAAAGGGACCTGAAGGACCTTGCTTAGTGTCGGGCGTTTCTGTAAATTGTCCTGCGTTTGGATAGCCTGCTGGAATACGTGACCCGCGCGAGTCGCGATCACGGGTCACGAATGTTGGATTACTAAAGTGTTCGGAAAGTATCCGACGGACAACCTCACCTCTTGTGATGTCATGCACCAATGCCGCATTGTCGAGGTGGGAGCGTAATGTAGTATTAATACGAACGCAAAGCGTGGGGTACTTCTTTTTTGATTTGCTTACTGTGGTGTCGGTCATGGTGATTAACCTACCCGCTGATTGCCCAGTTGTCAACCTATTAAAAGATAATTCAACCGAAACTTAGGGTTCTATAAAAATGCATTCCCCAGGACAATCCTCGGCAGCCTCAACAACATCATCTATTCTGTCGTCTGAGAAAGAAGCCAGGCCAGCGGAACCCTCTAAATTGCCCGCTGCTGCCGCATAAATCTTTCCGCTCTCTTGCACATAGGCAAGACCATCCGACATCATTACGAATACATCTGGGGCTATCTCCGCGCATAAACCGTCCCCGGTACATAAATCTTGGTCAATCCAAACTTTCATTTACAGGCTCCGTATTCTGCATTACGCATTAAACGCTTTAGTAAATCCTTCAGGACAAGTTTTTTTGCATATCAAATCTGCGATAACAGGTGCAACTGCTGCTCCGATTGCAATACCAACACCCGCTGGCGTTGCCCATAATGCTGCTGAATCTAAACTTTTGGCTAAACAGTTTGAGATTATGTTTTTTAATAGCGTGGGGTCGATGCTCTCGCTAACGAATGGTATTAGTAAAAATCCTTCCGTTATGATTTCGCTCATTGCCGCTACTGCCACTGCCTTGGTTGCCATATCTGCAACATAAAGAAGCGGCTGTGCCATAATTGATAGAGTGGTTGATGTTGCTGCACCTGCGGGTTGTGCTGGCGTAAAATAGGCAATAACCCCAGCCGAGATTGCTGCAGTCACTGCTATGTTGCAACCGTTTTCATCCACCCAATGGTAGGCATCGATTACGCCATCTTTTACTATTTCATAGCCTGATTCTATTTTATTTCCTAAATCAATGAGTACTGGTAGTACTTCGTCTCCCACCTCCATGGCAATCATGTCTTCAAACGTGTGGTTCTCTTCAGGATGAGCGTGGATGTACTTTCTGGCGTTTTCGGTAAGTGCGTGATAACCGCAGTCCGAACCTGGCCATTCACCACCCCAACCGTAAGACCTCACTTCATAGGGGTCACAGTCTGAGCAATGAAAAACAACTCCAATACCTTTTTGTGCTGCCATTTTATTTTCCTTCAGTAAGTAAGTTTTGTTTAACTCAAACTTTTATTTGGTTTTGAATTCAGTCCATGTCTTGTCGCCAACACCGAAGTATTCGCGTGCATATCCTGCGCCAACGATGTCTTTGTTGAGGCATGCGGTTGTTGGTGATTCGATGTCGCCCGATGAGTAGAGTTCGGCAAGTACACGACCGTACTTTTCGTTCTTATCAACGATGGTTTTGATGAAAACCGTCTCGTGGTTGTGTAGCCAATCTTTTGTGAATTCTTTGGCTTTGAGACCCATTTGTTTTTCGGCTGCGTCCTTAGTGCGTGATTCGGGTGTGTTGATTCCATAGAGACGAACACGAATCTTATGATGAACACTAAAACCAAGGTCGACCATTAGGTCAACGGTGTCACCATCTACGACTCCTAGAACTTTTCCTGTGTACCAGTATGGATTGATCATGTTATCTATTAGGCTTTGGTCGTATGGATGGTGCTTTTGGTCTTCCTGGGTTCCCTGGACCACGAATAGGGCGGGTAAGATTACTATTTATGTCTCGTCCTTCTGCAGCACTCGCTCGCTCACGACTATCCATTGTTCCACTGGTTGTGTTGTATGCCTTACGCGGTTTATTGATGCGGTTTGCTTCATTGTTAGAAAGTCTTTTCCCAGCCGCATTTGACGCTGATATTGAATTGAACTTACCTAGATGTTGTCCAGTTCTTTTATAGTGATCCCGAGCACTTTGTTCACCCTTGGGGCCGCTCCAATTTTCTCCACGAGGACCAATTGTTGGAATGAGGACTTCTTTTCCGTTGTCAGTAATTCCCATGCTTCGAACAGTGCCATAATCTCCACCTGGGAGTTTTACGGCACGGCGCTTTGATACATCGATGTTGCCAGGTTCGATCATTCCATCATTAGAATTGCGAGGTCTCTTTAACTGCTTCATAGATAATTCAAATTGTTCAAAAGATTTCTGACCTTTGGATTCTTCTTTGCTGTTTCTATATCGATCTAGGAGTCGACGTCCTTTTGCTGCAAGTTTTGCTGCGTCTTCCAAGTTTCGTGGTACGGGTTCGCCCCACGCTCGCGCTGATAACGCGAGACGAGTCGGTCTTCCTTTCGGATCAACCATTGGTCCACGCGGATTCGTAAAGAACCTAACCAAGAAAGAACCTTTGCGACGCATTTTGGTTGGCGTATCTGCCGCACCTTTAACACCGGGTTTAAGATTCGCACCTTCTGTCTCCTTGAAATGTTTACGACCAGCAGCGGTTAACCCGCCGTCGGGGTCACGTAATGGTTGTTGTGCGGATTTCATGAATCCTTGATCGTTTGTTTCGTTTGCTCGGTATGTCGGCATGGGTGCAGGTCTACGATTTTGATTGGGCGCGGGCCTTCTGAATCCTGGATCGTTTGTTTGTCTGCCTCGGTTTACTGGCATGGGGGCTGGTCTGCGTCTTGGATTGATTGGCAGTGTTTGATTCGGCATCGGCGCAGGTCCAGGAGGTGGATTTGAACCACTACCCGGCTTCGCTGGACCCAAACCATACGACGAACGATAAGCAGCAACCTGGCTAGGTGTAGTTAGTTTGTCGTATCCCTGACCCTTACCGGTACGACGAAACTCATCAGAAACTGCTCTACGTTCACGAGTATCTGCCGAACCAGAAAAAGCAGCCTTCTCCTCTTCATCAGAAGAATCTTCTTCATCGTCTTCAGACCCGTCGTCATACAACTCTTCAGTTGGCATAACAACCATTTTCCCATCTTCGTCGATGATGTAATCGTCAGGAAGATCGTCGTATTCTGCGATACGAAGTTTTTTTACTTCCCAATTATGAAGATAGTTATCAGACATATCGTCTAGGATTAGGTGTTCCAGGACGGGGAGCGTTGGTCGTACGTCCAGGATTACCAGGTCCACGAATTGGTCTTGGTGGTTTTGGTGCCCCTGTGTTCCCTGGACCACGAATTGGCCGTGGTTTACTGGCGCTTCTATTACCACCATAAGTCTGAGCCGTCCCCATTGCGGAACTATAACCTGCAACGTATTTACTCAGACCTGCTTTGCGTTTTGCAGATTCTGCATCACGCTGGGGGCCCTTAGCGACATCCGTAGCATTAAGGTGATCACCAAACTGTCGGAATCTTTCACGTCCTGCTGCTTGTTCGTAACTTCCAGGATTTGCTGCCTTATCATCGGTGTCTGGAGGAATCGCCATCTCATCTTCGTCATCCCAATACATTTCTTCATCAGAACCCTTGCCGGTCCATCTGTCCCATCTAGAACTAAGACTTTCACCATAGAAGCCGCCGCCGCCACCGCCAGATGATGCTGGTTTTGCACCAGGTCGAGGACCGCGAGGACCACCAGCACCAGGCGAAACATTCCCCGGGCGCGTTCTATTCGGGGTATTCCTCATAGCGGGTCTAGGCTTGGATGGTGCACCACGCTTCGGTCCTTCGCTACCAAAATTTTGAAGTGCTGCTGATCGACGCACTGCTCCACGTGATGCCATAGTATCAGCGGAGCCAAATGAACTACCGCCGACATTGCGGCCACTGAAGTAGTTGCCTGCTGCACGCAAACCAGCAGCCTGCTCATCAGTCATGCCCTTGAAATCAATGTACTCGTCGTACTCGTCGTACTCGTCATAGCCTTGATCGTAAGACTTCTGGTACAAGTACTCGTCGTACTCATCATACTCGTAGCCTTCATCATACGACTTGCCTGCGAATGATCGAATATTAGGATTAACACTTTGGCGAGGGCCGCCAGCACCAGGCGAACCACTCCACGTCTTCGGCTTACCAAACTTACCCAGTGAACCTTGTGAGGGCTTATCTTGACGAGGGACAGCCTGATTGAATGCCATTGGCTTTTGTTGCTGAGGGCGATCAACAGAAGACGGCCCACGCTTAGGTCCTTCGCTACCAGCAATATCATATGCCGCCTGACGAATACTAGCACCACGACGACCCACAGCAGCACTACGACCCTTAGACTGACCAAGGTCATTGCCACGCAAGTAATCACCAAAAGAAGTAGGTGCGGCCTTCCCTGGTCCACGAACAGGTCGCGGTGCGGGTCTGCCAGGATTGCCTGCTCCGCGATTCGGACGAATTGTGCCATTCCTATTATCACCCATAGGGGCACCCGATGCTGAACCAGCCGCCCCAATAGCGGTATTGCCAAAACTTCTTATTCTTTCTTTACCTTTCTGCGGGTCGCCAAAATATCTTCCCGCAGCAGCAAGACCTGCACGATCTTTAGCAACAGAAGCACCAGCACGAGCATCAGCAGAAGGCCCAGAAGCCTTGTATGGCTTAGGTGAAGAACCTTGAATCGGCAACTTCTTCATATCGAAGTCGTAATCGTACTCATAATATGCTTCTTCATCCCACGCCGACTTCTGTGGAATACCACCAGAAATTAGTTGAGCGTTATTATCGCTACCCCAATCCTTCGGTTTATCTTTAGGTTTGTAGTTTTGTGAGGGTAGTGGGGCCGGTTGAATATTCGGTTTTTTCGCCGGTCCGGGATTTCCAGGACCACGTTCAGGACGAACACGAGGGCGCGGACTTGGGTTCGTCCAAGACCTATTTCTCATAAGATCAGTCATTCTGCTATTAGCAACGTTTCTTCGTCCAGAATCACCGATATCCATATTGCCAACAGAGGTCGGATGAACATTATTGCCACTTGGCGATTGACCACTAGCCCAATTCATAAACTGACGACCTCGTTGACGTTCGTCAGCAGCACGAGGACTACCAGGATTATTAGCAGCACCACCACCGCCACCCATAGGCCTCATCATTGCTTTATCATCTTCATCGTCGCCTACATACTCTTCATCATAAAGCATGTCCTCTTCAGGCTCATCTTCTTCCTCAGCCTTATATCTACCCCTACCCATGCCACCAGGACCAGGCCCAGGTAGTGGCGGTCGGGGGCGAAGCCTTTTTTCAAACTTGGGTTTTCTAAGTCTAAGGCCCTCAATGTCAGGGCGAACTGGAACCATCAAGCCCGCCTTTTCTTCAATAGCCAAAAGTTCCAAATAAGTATCCTCTAAAGACTTCTCTTCAATAGCCAAGAGTTCCGAATACATATCTTCAAGAGATTTCTCTTCCATATTATTTTCCTTCTCTTCAGTAATAGGACCACCAACGATCCAAGTATCACAAGTACGAGATGAGGCACACTTAAAATCGAAAGCCTCACAATAACCAAGATCACCAGCATTAATAACATCCCAAGCAGAATTGCCTGACTCGTTGCCTAAACCTTTATCAATACAATCAAGCATTCTCTTTGTTTGAATAAAAGCAGCACAGTTACCGCACTTTTGATCACGTGCATCATCAGCAGTAACATTCCAACGCTCTGCCTTAGCATCCCAAAATTCGTTATTTGGTTTCGTTGGATTAAGCGGACCATAACCAGCAGTATCAATTGCCTTCTGACGGTTCTTTAGATTGACAGAAATATCGCTAGTAGCAATAGGACAAGAATCATCAACCTTAACGTTGATATCATCCCAATGAAAATTGCTCATGAAGCACCTTAATCCTGATCAAATCTAGTTTTAAAAATTTGTTGTTTTTTCTTTTTCTTCGGTTGTGCTTCATTGAAAATGATGTCTTCAATGTCATCTGCAGAACCTTTAAAATTTTTAGTGATGCGTTCAATGTCTTCCCAATTGAAGTCATCTTCATCATCAAAATGATTTTGCTTTCCCATAACACTTCTTATTATCTCACAAGTTTTGTAGTTATAAATGAGAAACCCCCCAGAGGATTCGCATCCAACCGGGGGGTTTCACACTAATTATTTTGTTTGCTTATCAGGCAGGCTTGGCGTCGAAGTTAACCTTGACGAATGCTTCCGGACGCTTAACAGCAAGAGCCAAACGCTGTTCGGCCAACACCACAATGGCGTTACGGACGAAGAAGTCGCTGTGCTGTTCGCTGATACGGATACTGGCCTGCTCACGGTCGTACAACTGTGCGCCGGTACCGAATGCACCGACAAGTGCGGTACCTTCGGCGATGGCTGGAGTTTCGACAATCGGGATACGCCACAACTTGGGCTCGCCACCCATAGCGACCGAAACCGCTACGAGGTACTGACCTTGTGAATCCTTGGTCAATTCGATGTCTTCCCAGTCGTTCGGGTGCATAACGATGCCGGTTGGCTCGTAGTAGGCGAGGAACGACAAGGTTGCGGCACGACGAATCGCGTCAGCCTTGGTGTCGACTACGGGGAGGGTGGCACCTGATGACCAGTCGTATTCCTGAATGCCGGTAGTAGTCAAAACACCCTGAAGGTTTTCACCAGTACCGTCACCAGCAAGAATCTGTGCATCTTCCTGCAAACGAAGACCGTACATCAATTCGTTGTCGATGATCGAACGCAATTGCGGTTCGTCAGCAAGAACGTTGCGGTGTGCGGCTTCCCAGTGAGCGATGGTGCGGACCGGAGCCTGCTCGCCTACGAAGGTGAATGACGACTGCGGCTTGACACCGAAGTTGGTGTTGTCGTTGTTGCGCTGTGCAACTGCAGCAGCGTTATTGGCGAAACCAGTCATACGGAAGTATTCAATAACTTGTGCGGTTGTGGTACGAACCGGGAACAAGTCACGAACACGCTTGGTGCGCATCGGAGGAACAACGATAGGGTCACGCTGAACAGCGCCAAACGTTCCGGGGGTTCCGGTCGGGAGGGCCGAGTACATGTCCTTCTGGTTGTATGAACCGGTGAGAACTGCATTGGTTGTGAATGGTGAGGTCATGTTCGCGCCATTGCGGCCACCGTTGAGTGACTTGAATTCTGCGGACTGGATGAACTCATCACCGATTGACTTGAATGAGGTGCGACCGTTGTACGATGCACCTGCAGCAGCCGAGCCACCGACGGAAGAGTATCCCGAGCGGTTCCACTCTTCAGCAGCACTCATACCCTGAAGGCCATCGATAAGGCTTTTAATTTCCTTGATGTCCTTCATGTTGACGTCGAATGCTGACTTTTGAGCGGCTGAAACTACGACGGTGCCGTTTTCAATTTTGAATGAATCTGCGATGGCCTTATTGTCGGTCATCTTCTGACGAAGTGCGGTCTGCAATTCGTTCAGGCGAGCGGTGTCTTGTGACATTTTTTACTCCTAGTTGAGGGTTGTTGGGTTGTTGTTTGCTTGGCTTAGGTAAGCACCCAGCCCTGTCTTACTAAACTACATTATTATGCTGCTACTTTAGTGCAACAATAGCAAATTTTATCAGTATTTTATTTAATGACGACTATTTTCTGGTTCTACTGATTCCGTGCGTTTAACAATGTTGCGTCGGAACGTTTTTTTGATCTTTTCTAACAGTGTTTGGCTTTTTTCTGGCATGTTAAATGCGGCGGCGTTTACTTCTAAGGCGTACGCTTTTGCTTTTCTAATTTGATCATCCGTAAATGAACCGTTTGGTCCTTTTGGTCGTTGCAGCATGTCAGGCTTCTTCCACTAAATTTTGTGAAATGTTAATAGGCGTCGATAATTCTTGTAGTTTTGGTGATTGAGCAATAAGATAATCTACTGCTTTTTGTGCTTGGCTTGCGGCACGTTGAATTGCGGTAGGGTCATCTTTTAATATTTCGATCCATGATTTCAAATATTGGGCGTGTTGTTTTTGAGGTGTTGCTTCCATCCCAAGGAGTGCCATTAGATAAGCAGAACCTATTTCTGCTACTAATTCTTCAAAAGCATATTCTGGTGTCCCAAATCGGTTCATATTTGGGCGGTCGGCTCTTTTTTTATTTCCTGTCCAGTGAATCAATTCGTGAGAAAGTGTTGCATAGTATGCGCTTGGGTCATTAAAGGCTGAGAACGGGGGCATATTGATGTAGTCACTAGCCGGACTATAGTATGCAGAATCTCCATTGATTGTTTTAATATTGGGAAGAATTTGTCCAAAGATTTCTTCTAGAGCAGGAATTCTTTCTTCTGGAGAAAGCCTTGGAGGGAGGAAATCATCTGGATTCGCCCCAGTAACTTGGGCAATATTAAAAACCGTGAAGGCACTAGGGGTCAAGAACGTATCCTTGGTCGGGGTGCCATCTGGGAGTTTGACGTCGCGTTCGCGAGAAACCCACTTAATTCCGGTCAAACCCCTTTCGCCTCTTTGAACTTGGGCGCCAAGTGCTTCCCATTGCTTGTATGTGGCCCATACAGGATACTCGTATTTACGATTCTGTTGGACAAGAGAAAAAAGGATGACATTAAACCCGCCATATTGTCTGCCAGTGGAAGCGTTTCTTGGAATTGTCGTCCCCAAATTCCAAGGACGTTCCCAATTCCCATCAACAGATTCCTCTAGGGCTGCAATGAGTGCATCAGAAACAGTTTTATAGATTTCTTCTGACCTATTTGCTCTCCCTGTTTCAGAAGTTGGCTTCGATCTGCTCGCCATACCGTTTACACGATTGATCGATTGTTCAATTCTTTGTGATTTAGGTATTTTGGAAATTGTTGGACGGTTATTGGAGTTATAAATCAACATTTCATTTGGCCCAAGTTCACCACTGGCTATTGAAGGCGTTGGTCGCTTCTTACGAATCGGTTCAGCGATTGAAAAATCTGGAAGATTATTAATATTGCTCATAATTCCATAGTCAGAAAGCATCGCTTCTGTAGCAACAGAACTATTCAGTTTACTTTTAACTATCTTTGTTGTTGGAGATAACAATTCTTTGCGATCATTCAACATATCGCGTGCAATTAATTGAGAATTTATTTTATTCCACTCATTAATTGGAATACTGAGTGGAACATTTTGTCCAGAAGACTTAATTGCCTTGACATATCCTGATTTATCTTTATTTTCAATGAATTTTCTAACATCTATGGGTTGTCCATCACCGAATTTGAATGTTCCAAACTGATCAATAATGTTATTTACTGCAGATATTTGATTATCTAACTCAGAATTCTTGATAGAGAAATCTTCATTGATTCCAGGAACATCATTAAGATGTCCATAAATAATTTGTATTTTAGATACTAGGGGATCAATGTTTGCATCTGGACGCTTGGCATTACTCATCTTGCCAATTTCTAGCAATGCATCATTGGCATCAGACAAAAGAACATTGCCTGGAGTATTTATTAAATCTTCTGTCGACATATCAGAATAATTACGTGATCTCAAACCACGGACAACCATTTTAGGTGTTTTATTCCTGTCAAGACCAATAGCGCCATCAAGTTTTGTCTGACTATCAACTATGGCATCACGCAAATCCACACCATCTAATATCGCTCCGGTAAGATCGGCACCAGACAAGTCTATCTTGCCTTGTATTTTAGCATCAGCAAAATTTGCGTCAGTAAGATTTGCGCCCTTGAATGAGACATTTCGACCAATTATTGCATTTCTAAAATTAGCACCAACCAAATTTGCATGATTAAATTTTATATTGTTCAATGTACTCTTATTGAAGTTTGATTTAAACAAAGAACTTCCAGTTAAATCCACATTTGCCATTGTTGAATTAAAAAAAGTGCTTTCATTAAAGGTTGATCGTCGTAAATCAGTATTGGAAATTTCTGATTTACTCAAATTTCTACGTAATAATTCAAGTTTCTTGGCATCTAGCGGCCCATCAATTTTCAAAACACCATCAACAAGATTTTTACGAAGCAAATCGGCATCATCGTTGCCAATAACACCAAGAGGAATCTTGTGAGTTGATGGTTTTTGCGTATTGGTCCCATTATTCTCCGCAATTGGCAACGACATACCTTCAGGCAATTTGGTTGTTGAATCAAATTTTGAATTCATTAACTGCTCTACGGTAATATTCGATCCACGCAAATCCGCACCACGAAAATCTGAATTCCATAAGACGGCATTTTCAAAATTGGTATTTTTTAAATTCGCTTTGTTGAAATTTGTTGAAATCATTAGTGCGCCAGATAAATCAACTCCCTCAAATTGGGAATTTGGCATTTGTGCTGCACTCAATATTGAGTAACGTAAATCAGCAGGTTTGGAATTTGTTTTGCCAAATATGACTCCAGAACCATTGAGATTACTTAAGTTGGAACTAAACAACGATGACTCTGTTAAGTCAATTCCACCCAAATGTGCTCTTGTAAGGTTTGCATAATCCATGTTTCTGTTTTTGAAATCAATACGAGGGTCGACATGTATCGAAATCATTTCTGCCATACGCAAATTATTGTTGTTTAGGTCCCTTGTTGTAAGCGGATTTCGTGGAGTGAATCCAGAGAATACTGAACCTCCGAAAATCTCATCTTTTTCTATAGATTGTCCAAGTTGATTTCGTGAACGCATACCAGAAGTGGCAATTCCTTCATTTTTTAACGCTATTTTTTCAAAATAAGCAGTAGCGGCAGCGTTGGTGTCCCAATCATTGATATTGCTTGGGAATTCAAATGAAGCAACAGGTTTGAGTTGACCGAAAACTTGGAATTCCCCCATTGTGGACGGTCCAGCCTCTGTAGTTGCCTCATCGCGAGGAACTCTTACAAGATAAGTCTTACTGCTGGGGGTGTCTCGTCGGCTATAACCAAAATTTGGTCCACTGCCAGCAAATTCGTAACTTAAATGTTCTTCATTACGTTTAGCAGGACCGTACTGCTTGCTTAATCTTTGAAGAACTTCTTTGTTGAAGTCAATACTGTTGGATGCTTGATCAAGAAGGTACTCTGAAGAAATTTTATTGTCTAAATCATCGGCACTGTAGTCATTAAAAATTCTTCCAGTGGGTTTTTGTGCTCCCAATTGAAGTGATTTAGCCAATTTTGCTCCACGCCATTCACCAGTTTTACTAAAATGATCAACAACTTCCTGCCATGCGGTCAGGTCTTTCTCTGCCGTTTCGTACTTTCGGACAATCATGTCCCTGCCGACTTTATTTAAACGTTTTGTATCCATTGATCCACGACCAGGGATGCCTCCACCACCAGCGTCAAGGCTAAAGTTGGGGTCAAGAATGCCATTTTCAAGTTCTGGATGACCAGTATGTGTTAAATAAATATAATCATCTGAAATAAGTGGATTTTCGTCTCCATATCTCAAGTTATTAATTTCTTTCCCACGTTTTACTAAAGCATCAAAATCCGGCATGTCACGCAAAGTAGCAAAATTGATGTGCAATGGTTCAGCGCCATTATTTATTTCTTCAATATTCTTTAGTCGCCCACGAACATGCTTTAGTTGAGCATCAATGTTATTTAAATACAAATCAAAGTTATTTTTCATTTGTTCTTTTGTCTGATTTTTTAACAGACTTTCGGCAGTATGATTTTTTGTTATTCCAGATTTCGCATTTGGTGTTCTTGGCATAGAAACATTGAAATCTTCACCAAGCCATTCACCAGTTTTTTCCCAATGCGCAATTGCTTTCTTAATAGATGATTGTTCGCTTTCCAAAATTTCTGAGAGATCACGCAGACTATCTTCACCATAAGTATTTTTTAAAGCGATACTTGATTCACCAAATTTGTCGTAATCAGTTACATCTTCCCATTCGCCGAGACGACGTGATCGCATCCCAACTTTGTCACCCATCGAAGAAAGACCTCTTCTGCTAGACATTCCGGTACGGGTTAAATTCTTTTTATTTGATGGAGAGTTACTCTCCCAATAATCACGAACAAACTTTGCCCCAGTTGGACTAAAGAAAGAATTAAACACCTGATTATTCAATATTTCAAACGAACCATCCGTTAAACGTTTGGCTACAAGTTTTGGGACATCTCCACTGTTATCGTAAAGAAAAAATTCATCATAAAGACCGTCAGTTATCTGACGAGAAACAGAATCAGGCCCACTTCTAAGTTCTCTCGCAATTTGCGAACCAAAATATGTCGGTATATTCGCTCCGCCGTTACGTTTCCTTTCCGCAACTCTTTGATCTGCGAGATCATCAGGAATCCACACAAAATGACCTGAAGTCTTATATCCTCGTCTGCGCATATTGGTTAGATGTTCGCGACGCTTGCCCGTACCCTGGACAACCATATGCATTCGCTGTAATGCGGCATCATCCATGATTTTGTCGGTGGCAACCCGTGAGGCTTGATGCACTGCACTGGCCCCCTGCCCGCCATTCCAGCCAACTAACCCTGTTTTTATTTCGTCGGGATCAATATGCGCGGCAGAACTTTGATTTGGCACACCGTCCATTACCCCTCTGGCTACTAATGTCGATTTTCCGGAACCGGTAGTGCCACCAACGAAATATAATGTTGGTTCGTCTTGATTGGATTCTTCTGGGTTGACACGCCCGAGTATTTTTTGGCCCATTTCTCTACCACCAGAACCTTGGCGTCCCTGTGAGTTATATGACCTGAATCCTTCAACGACTGATCGCCTGTATTGACTCTGAACCCCTGGGGAGGAAGATAACTGGACGGATAGCGACATATCCGATAAATACTCAGGATTTTTTTCAACCCATTTCATAGATTCTGATAATGAATCTTCATCTATTTCATATCTTTTTTTAAGAAAATCACTCAAACTTGGGTTATCTAAATCACGTTTGTTTGGCAAAGAAGAAATTCTGCTAGCAAAACCTCCAGAACCATCTATGGGAGTGAATATTTGTTCAACTTCCCAAGGTGCAATGCCGAATGATTCGCTAATATTCTCTTTAGCAGTAGCATCAACTTTTGCTCTTTTACTTGGGTCGGAACTAGTTAGGGCAGCAATTGTTTCTGCTAACCATTCAATTCTTGCTGTCGTTGCATACTCAGATATTTTTGCTGCTGAGGCATGCTCTGATTCATTACCCCATTTGGCGTCGTGATAGGAGGATGCTTTTTCCTTATTCCTGGACATTTGAATAAGTCCTTCATAAAGTTCAGAAAATTGTAAAGCGTAATGTGCTCTTGCTTTATCATTTTGAACTGCAGCCATTGCTTCCCACGCGTGACCCATTTCGTGGCGTACAGCATCTTCGATTGACATCCCGTGATCGAATTCAACCCACGTATAGTTCATTGCTATGACACCAAGATGGGCCCAGCCGCCACCGCTTTCACCCCACCCTTCAGTGTTATTGCCATACCAGGCCAATGCTGGAACATACTCTGTGGCCACAATTGGTGGAACGCCATAACGACGAACCATTTCCAAAACACCAGGGTTATCTTTGATTTGCTTAATGAAAGCATCACGCATTTTGGCTGTTGCTTCAAAGTCTGGATTTGCCTGCATGAGTCGGCTCCATGCAGTTCTTGCTTTGTTTTTTGTGAATGGATTTGTGCGGACTAATTGTTTTAGTTCTTCGGCAGATGCGGGCATGCTACTTCTGATTAGATCGATAATTTCGTCATCGTCCATATAGCGATATTTTTCATCAATTGGTTCAAAAGTTGATTCAAATAATTTCAAATATTTTCGGGCATACTTTTTTGCTTTTTTAGAAAGTACCAGTTCATCAAATGCGGTGTCGCCGCTTTCTATGCTTTCCCGTTGCGCTTCATCTATGTTCAGTCTCGGTTTACTGACACTTCTCATCCCACTCACGGGCAGTCCGTTGACTCCAGGAATGGATGGGCGTTCAAATGGCGTGTTGTCTTGTACGCGACCGTCGTTGTCTCCGTCCCATGCGTTGGGATCAAAGAATGCAGGACGGTTCAGGTTTCCACCCAAGCCACCGCCAAGTGCTTTGAAATTGATATCACCAGCAAGAGATTTCTTATTACGTTTATTGTTCTTTTTTAGTTTCTTTTCAATGGCGGCATTAATGACTCGCTCTAAACGTTCTTTTTGATGACGTCTGCCCAGGCTGGTTGTTCCAGCAAGCGACGAATAATCAGACATGTTTGTGCAGGGCATCCAGACTGTCGCTCCAGTTTTGGAGATGCGTCGACTAACACCAACGCAACCTAATTGACGCGAACGCTGTCTGGCAGATTCAATGTCAGTGAAAACATCAACGTCTTGATCGCGTGGACCAAAAATATTGGGTAATGCTTTGGCGCTCATGCCAGCAGCATCTCCACCAAAATTCCCTGTAGGACTACCAGCCACTAACCCGCCGCCAGCGACGTTGCCTAAATTGAGGATGCCACTTTGACCGAGGTTCTCCCATTGTTTCTTAATCTTGTTAGAGCCCTTTAGGGTTCTTTTTCCACGATTTTGAGATATGGCATCCCTACTGGCAGAAGCAATCACTGGGGCGACTTGAGTTAATTTGTCATGCGAAGAACAAGGCATCCAGCGGCCATCGCTATTTTGATGAGCGCCAGAACAACCTAATTTTTGGGCTTCCCGCAACGCCCGCATCTTCTTATATGTGCTGGACGATGTAGATTTCATGTAGAGTAATCCTTCACATTCTAATTAACTATTAGAGATATGGTACCCCATCATCGTCTATTGTCTTGCCTTCAGCCTCAAGTGCTGCTGCTTGCGCTGCTTCAATGTCCTCACCATAGCGAACACGATACAATTCTGCTTCTTCAATATCATCGATATATTTAGAAACAACAGCCTTATATGAGTCCTTGAAAGTTTCATCACGACCAATTCCCATATCGTCATCTAATTTGTTAAGTTTTTTAGAGATAACGTCATATGCTGCGGACAATGCATCTTCAAATGCTTGAGATTTTTCAATACTTGTCGTAAATGGCGGATAATCCATCAATTCCGATAAATGAGAGTGTTGCTGCATGAACATGCGTTCATTTGTTCCAGTTTCCATGATGCCCTTCACCTTATGCTTTCGACTTAGCCAAATTGACTGCGTCATCTCTCTTGAATGTATCACCAACGATAGTGATTGCCGTGCGGTTATGAATCAATTCTACGCCGCTATCAGCCATAATTGTATCGTAGCCTAATAGCGGAGCATATGAGTTAGAAGTTCTCTTCTTACTAATAAGTTCAAGGAATTCTAAAGAATCAAGAAGTTCTTGTTTCTTGGAATCCGAAGAACCACTTAGTGATTCCAAAATCTTTGATGTCATCTGACCCATCTTGGTGGACATTGTTGATTCATAAATTGGTCCAAGCGAGCCACGTAAATGATCACGCAATTGATCCACATACTCTTCAGCATTCATTTTTTCGCGTTCTCCAGTCGGCAGTCCTGCGTCAAAAGCCTTAATTGCTTTCGCCAAAGGAGCATGCTCTGCTTGAATTTTACGCAACTCTGCCTTATTAACACGACGTGTTGATGGAGGGAGGAGACCTACAGTGCCTGCAGGCAATGAACCATCCATCCAACTGAACCAGCCACCACCGCCTTGCGTAGCCCTTGCCCAGTATTCACCTTCGCCTTGCGCTTCTCCGCCTTGTCCTGTGATGAAACGTACGGGATCGTCAATCCAGTCGTTCGCATAACGAACTCCATTTGAACCGTTGCCATGTCCTCTTACTACAGGGACCCAGCCGGCTGCATGAAGTGCTTTGAATTCATCGGGTGTAACAATGTTTGGTGTGCCGTTATATCCGGCACCATCCCAAAGAACAGCAAGGGCTCTATTCTTATTAACGCCGCCCTTGGTCTGCTTCAGTTTTGCTTCTGTACGATAATTTTGCATCATCGTTGAAAGAGTTGAAGCCAACTTATCTCCGAATACTAATGAACCTTGGCCATCGGTGTGAGCAAGGCGTCCATCTATACGGTTACTTGTTGATGAGTCAGAGATGGTGCTGACGTCGCGTGTGCGATTTTTGCGCATTTGCTTGAGGCGCTTGCGGCGACGAATCTTACGTTTTGCGTCATCTACTGGGTTGGCTTCTCTTTCGGTGAATCCTCCAGCGTTAATGCCTTGACGTCGTGCTTTACGCATTTCGCGGCGAGCCTGACGTGCGGGATCAGAATAAAGAATCTTGTCTGACATTCTCTTGTAGTATGCGTCTAGACGTTCTTTCATTGGCTTCTTTTGATTCTGTCCAACCTGTTCACGAATTGGTGTTCCGACATCAATCGGATCACCGAATGGGCGTGGTGCAGTAGAAGGTGTTTTCATTTCTTTACTGCTAGCAGAAATCCCAGTTTTCTTACTGTCATCGCGTCGAGCATCGTCAAATAGGTAGCGTCGCGAAGTAGGATTCAAGTGTTCTAGAAGGTCATGTGAGCCTCGGTTGATTCTCATGTTATAAAGGGCCTGCAGGTCATTGAACTGCTTCTCCGCGTCGGCTCTACTCTTCTCTGGATAGTTCGGATCATCAGCAAGATTAGTAACGAATCTGTGCAATTCGTCAAGCCATCCAGCGTTGCCTCCCTTCATCAAATCTTTGTCCCAACCTTTTTTGTCTGCTTCCTTACTTGCTCTATCCCACCATCTTGGGAATCGTTGCTTGAACTCGTTGAGAAGCATTCTTTCGCGATTAACGGCACGGTTTGCAACGGTTGTTTTTTCTTCGTCTGATAGGCGGTTCCATAGTTGTCCATCTGATGGGTCAACGCGGTCGCGTCCTGGTACGGCGAAACGTGGGTCTTTGAGGCCTTCGGAGCGACGTGATGCCATTCCTTGTGGGCGAGCGGAGATTTCCATTTCTGCTGCACGGATACGGCCTGACGAGGGAGCCATGCGTGAACGCATACCGAATTCTGCGCGTTCTGCCGTTAGGCCTTCACTTGGCATATCACCATGTTCACCGCCATCGACTACGCGATAACCTTCTTTTTTGATGTTGTTGATAATTCGGCCAGTGCCAGTTTCTCTTTCTAAATCTTCGATCCAGTAAGAGTCAACATCTTTGTATGTGTATGTGCGTCCACCTGCGTAGGTTACGATAAGGTCTTCGTTTTCATCGTCCCATGTGAGTGCTTCGATTGCTGAAGAACCGCTTACTGGAATTTGAGTTTTTTCTCCACGTCCAAGGCGGGAAAGTTTTTCTACACTGAATTCTCCACCTGGACCTTGAACATCTTGATATTGAGGATCAAATGTGTGTGTTCCACCTTCGCGGAAATCGTGATTTTTCTTTATCTGATTTACTGCAGTGCCCGTCAGGACATAGTCGGGCCCAGATAGAGAATTATCTAAGTCATCATTTGAAAAGTTTTTGTATGTGTATGTTTTTCCATTCGCGTAAGTTACAACTAGTTCTTGTTTTTCTGCGTTATAACTTGCTTGTCGCAATGCTGATGAACCTGTTACTGGGACATTCGTATAGGGGCGCTGTTCTGTCCCTGTACTGGAACGCATACCCATCTTGGCTTGTTTTTCATGATCTGCCTTCCAATCAACATCTTTGTCATATGATGAAGATTTGGCAGGAATATGACCACCTTCTAGTCGATATCCACGCTTTTCTTTGTCTCGTAATAACTTGTGAAAATCTTCTTCAGTTTTACCTGAATAAACTTTTGTCTGAAGATTTCTACTGTCTGCCCTGCCCCAACTGACTGTGAGTGTTCCAGTTTCGTCGTCAAACTCTGCGATATATACTTTTCCTTCAGGGCCACCATTTTCACTTGGAGCACTCAGAATAATTTTATCTGACCGACTCACGTCTTGAGCACCATAATAAGGTCTCTCGGGATAGATTACGTCTTGCAATCTTGCTGTTCTTGGCCATGTTTCAGCATCTTTGCCAAGGTGATTGGCTCTGATATTGGCATCACGCTTGAAGTCCCTGCCACGTAGTTGCGTACTGGAACGCATACCACCTGAACGTGAACGCATGCCGCCATCACGGCTATTTTCAAAAGTATCTAATTGGCTATACACATATTCATCGTAGTGGTTTTCCATTGCGGCAACTAAATCGCCTTCATATAAAGAAAGTGCGTCAAACATTTCATCTGGGTCGTCATTTACAGAATCTTGCCAACGTTCAATAATTGTCCTAGCATAATCTCTATTGTAACTTTTACCCATGTAACGGTTATAATTTTTATCGCGCTCAACTATGGCGTCTTCAATACGTTGTGCAAGTTCGTCATTAACCTGAATATTGTATAAATTGATACCTGCTGCTTCCATCAAATCGCCAGTTTCGTAATCACCATCGTTTAGCCTGGCATCACTTATACCTCCATTATTGAAAACTATTTCAAATAGCATTTCTTCTTGTTCTCGCGTGAGATCATCGCCAGTTAGGAGTTCTGCTTCCACTAATGGTTTTGTACTGGAACGCATACCACCTGAACGTGAACGCATGCCAGAAGTGCCAAAATATGATTCTGGGTTTAAGGATGCGCCTGCTTCTTCCATACCAAGCGAGAAGTATTCTTCTGCGCCGTCTGGGTCGTCAATAAAATCTCTCTTATTTTTACCTGGATTGTCTTTGCGCCATTCAGCAAAATCTCTATCGAATGCGGGATGGTTCAAATAGTCGTCAAAACTATTTATGTTCCCTGAACGTGAACGGAAAGCGGCAGCCCACTCAGCATCACTAATGCCGTAATACTTTTTTGGATCATCGTTTTCAAAAAATTTGTCCCATGCGAGTTCTGCACCGTCGGGGTCATTGATGAAATCTTCTCTAGTCTTGCCCGGGTTATCTACGAGCCATTCACCTAAATGTTCTTCAAACGTAGGAGTATCTATGTAGTTCTCGTAATCTTCTCTATCAAGATCGGGCGCATCTGCTTCCGCGTAGCCATCTGCACTGTCATCAGAGTACCTGGAACGCATTCCACCTGAACGTCGACGCATACCATCCATGATGCGTCGACGCTCATCGGGGTCTAGATCATCGTCCCAGTCTCCCCTGTCAACTCCGTAATCCTCATTATCGTAATCCGAATCATCGTCATTACGATAGCCACGTGAACGCATACCAGCAGTGCCCAAATTGCTGATGATCCAGTCTCTGGGCATTCTTACGTTCGTTAAAACTGCATTATCCAGTTTTGCGTCAGTAAGATTTGCGTCAGTGACGTTTGCGTCAGTTAAGTTTGCTTCTTCTAGATTTGCTTTTTTTAGGTTTGCAGTACCAAGGTTTGCTCTAGTTAAGTTTGCGCCTGCCAAGTTCGCAAATCGCAAGTCTGCACGAATCATTTTTGCTTTTCGTAGGTCTGCGTAAATTAAGTCTGCGGCAATTAGTTTTGCGTCAGTAAGATTTGCGTCAGTTAAGTTTGCTTTAATTAAGTTTGCATTGTTCAAGTTTGTTGCTTGCATTTTTGCACCGCGAAGGTTTGCGCCCTGAAGGTTTGCGTTAGTTAGATTTGCCCCATCAAGCATTGTGCTATACAGGTTTGCGGAAGATAGGTCGGCATTTGTTAGGTTGACATTTGATAGGTTTGCACTAGTGAAATCAGTGCCAGTAAGTTTTGCGCCAACAAGATTTGAGGCTTGCAATTCTGTTCTACTAAGGTTGGCATCTGTTAGATTTGCACCTTTCAAATTAGCACCATTAATTTTTGTACCAACAAGATTTGCTCCAGTTAGATTAGCATCACTCAAGTCAATACGACGCAAAATTTGATAACTAAGGTCCGCTCCGCTTAAGTCTGCACCTGCTTTAATGTCTTGTGGTTCTGGTCGCTTGCCATCCCATTTGCCACCACCAACTCGTGAACGCATACCACCTGAACGTGAACGCATGCCAGAAGTGCCAAAATATGATTCTGGGTTTAAGGATGCGCCTGCTTCTTCCATACCAAGCGAGAAGTATTCTTCTGCGCCGTCTGGGTCGTCAATAAAATCTCTCTTATTTTTACCTGGATTGTCTTTGCGCCATTCAGCAAAATCTCTATCAAATGCGGGATGGTTCAGATAGTCGTCAAAACTATTAATGTTTCCTGAACTGGAACGCATACCAGCGGTAATTTTTACGGTTCTATCTTTACCGTCGCCATCACTGTACATCTCACCGATATCTGCCAAATCGCTAATATCCCCAAAGTTGTCTTCATTTTCCCAACGATAACGATCTGCTGTTGTTTCAAGAATATCCGAAACTGCCTTTGCTGCTTCTCTTGGATCGTCAGAATAAATACTTAATTCGGTCGGTTCGCCATCGAACGAAAGCACCCACGATTCATTTTCTTTATTCCAATAGACTGAAGGTAGTGCTGGGTGATTCCGCTCACTTTCAGTTACTTTTCCTGTTCTTCTATTCCTACGAGTAGGTGTTTCGCCAAAATAGCCACGCCATTTTTCTAGAGCATCTGCATATTCTTTTGGAGCGCCAGAAGTGTTCATTTCTGAAATACCAGTAACTGAACGCATACCAGAAACTGGATATTCTTTAATCCAACTATCGTCCCTATCTTCTTCATCGGGCAGTAATTCATTCATATTGCTAAGGTATGGCGGTTCGCCACCATATGCCTCTGAGTCATATCGATCTGCAATAACATCAGATATTGCATCAGTTAAACGAACTAGTGGTGCGTCTGCTTCAATAAAGACTTCTCCGTCGGCATCAAAAGAATCAAGCATCCAACCGTTATTTTCTGAGTCCCACGACAGGCGAAGTTCCTGACGACCTCCAGTACGTAATGAATTTTCAATTTTTTTAATGTCATCTTCGGAGTAAGAATCTTGAATTTCTTTTGGAGCACCTGACATTTTTAAGTTACGTGAACGCATGCCATCAGAAAATAGCGACGATGCATATTCTTCTGCTTCAGACAGATTATCGAATTCTTTCTTGGCTTCTGGAGTATCAAAAAGTTCGTCTTGTTCGTTATTCCATAAACTTACGTCAACAGTGAACATTTCTCCGTCATATTTGATTTCTGCCTGACCACGGTCATTGCCTGCGGTTGAGACTAGTACCGGATTATCCGAAGTTGCTCCACTGAACTTAAGGTTGTCATCCAGCATGTCGGCTTCCATGTCGCGGTATTCGTCAGACTTCTTGAAGTCTTCCCAGAGTGCCTCAAGTCCACCGCTTCTTTCGCGCATTTCTTGCTGATCCGGTCGACCCATCCAGTTCCCCATCGCGTCAACAACCTGATCATTGAAATCATATTCTTCAAAGTTGAAATAATCTTCGCGAACTATTCCTGGAGGTGTTGTCCGCGAGCGCATACCTTGGTTATTACGGCGCTGCATTTCGCGAGCCTCAAGACGACGAGCCTCAACACGACCACCCTTCAAACCATACTTCTTCGCAGCCTCATCAAGATTCAAACCAGCATAACGATCCTCAATCAAACGATCAACGATCTCCTGCTCCGACAACTTATTCAACTCACCAGGAGAAAGCGGAGTCGCATCACCAAGATCGGCACGCTGACCACTACGCATACCACGACGCGAAGCAATCTCCCTACGACGAGAAGCAATATTGCCAGCAACATTACGTGCAGCAGCAGAAACACGCTCACGCCCAGAAGTCGTAGTAGCAGGAACACCACGATCATTAGTTACAGCCTGAAGAAGACTCGCATCCCCACCAACACTCGCAACAATATTACGCAACTTACCTTCATCAAACTGAACACTCGTATTGCCGGCACGACGCTGCTTCTCAATCTCTTCAGCATCACCATCAACAATCCCAGACAACTTACGAGCAAGGTCCTTCGGAACCATAAAACGAGGAATAATCGGACGCTCAAGACCAGGCTTACCTTCAAAAACGATACCGTCAGTATCAGCGTCAGTCACACCAGTAACGTCAACAAAAGACATGCCAGCAGGAGCAGAACGAAGACCGCCACCCAAACGACTGCCAATCTTCGGACCAATGCCAGCCGCCTTGAATTCAATACCAAAAGACTGAGCAAGCGCCTGATCCTTGCGGACAACAGCAAGCATCTTGGCTGACTTCTTACGAATAAGACTCAAGCCAATAGCACGCTGCAAAGAACGACCATACGAATCAATAATTTCTGCTTGCTTCACTTCAGGGGTATGGATTGGGTTACGTGAACTGAATACGCCTTCGGCTGAAACAAATCCCAGTCGCTCCGCACGCACCTGGGTAAGCAACGATGAAACTTTGGAGTCGGTACGGAATGCACGCGCTTTGAAAGCAATGGCTTCATTACGCTTGTCGATGTCAAATGCACGCAATTCCGCGTCACGAACACCAGGGACAACCGAGGAAGAGTTCTTGATCAAAGAATCAGAGATGCCTTGTTTCTTATTGATTGAAGGATTGCGGAGAGATACAGTATCTACGAGTGCTTGAATATAGTTGGGGTTAGTGTTACGAAGGGCCGAGTAACCGCCTACCACTACGCCAATTGGTAAACCGTTGTTTTCGCTTTTAACGTTAATCCCGTTGGCCCACTTGGACCATTCTAGCCCTTTGGCGCTTACGCCATAGAATTTTGAGAGACCGTTACTATCAACGATTACTCCAAAAATACTGTCATTAATAGAATCTTTTAATAGGGCGTAACGATTCACTGAAATCCTCCAAGTATATTCCGGATCAAATCTCCGGCTCTTTCCAGAGAGCCAATTCTCTGCTTGACTATCTTCTGCATTATTAGTAAATGACTTTTTTCTACTTCGGTCAATCTTCCATCAATAACAAATCTGGCTTGATATTTTTCAAAATTAAAAGCCCGTGCTCTTGCTAGCAACTTATTGATGATGGCAAGGAATTGTCTTTTTTGTTGACTCTTCAACTCTCTATAATACTCCTGATAGGAGCCATTTTCAGCAAGTGATGCCATTTGTCTGATGAGTTCTTCGGGGGTCTTGATTTTCTTTTGAATCTCAGTAAAATCGGGCAAGTTGATGGTCGGGACAACCGCATTTTTGTCTGACAATTCTATAATTTCGACGCTTGCGGGCGACCTATTGGAATCACCGATCAATAAGTCGGACACTAAAAGCGCAGCCACATGAGAAATGTCGCCATCTTTAAATAGTTTGCTGGTAGATGGCACATTTCCTGGATAAACAGTCCCAGAAGTTTCTTTCAAATATGAACGACGAGGACCCGAGCCATATGGATAAACGTCTGGAGATTCAATACCAAAATGCTGTTGAATATCAGAAACGAGAGTTGCGTTCAAATGTTCAAAATCATTAATAGGACTAATAGACAAATACGATCTTCCATTGGGTCCGTCGAAAATTTTCTGATTATTGCCAATATTGCGTGCTTTGAATAATCCAGCCTGAATAAGCGCCTGTTGGAGAATATCGGGGGAAATAGAAGCAAGACTTCCACCCGCCGCAATATGCTCAATCGCTTCTTGAAGTGAAGATATTTTTTCAGAAATGCCAGCCTCAGAAGAAGTCTGTCTCGTCTCGGGCAATGGCTTGCCTTTGCGGTTGGCAAATACTTGACCAACCCAACTTTCAACCATTTTGCCATTTCTTGTAGCAATTCTCTTATGGGGGTTGCTGACACCAACAAAATTTTCAGAATATTGAATCCCGTCACCAGTTTCTTCAGCAACAGACATCAGTCTTGCCGCAGCGATCTGACTATTATCAATACGAGAGGCAGCATTGACTGTTCTACCAAGTTTGCGACGTTCACCAACGGTTAATGGTCTAACTTTTTCTAAACTAAGTGTTGATCCACCAGGTAAAACGTACATAAGTTTGGTTACTCCAGTATTTGAGAGCAACCCAAGTTCTTCGCCACCGAGGGTAGAAACATTATTTGCATTTAAAATGTATGCTGCCCCTTCCATGTCACGGTTATCGGGAATGGTTCTCAAAACTTTTGGAGATACCACTGGTTCCAGAATGAACCCGTCACGCCGTACCATTCTCTTGGCATCAAGGTTCGGTTGATTCATGTCTTTGACAATTTGCCTAATACTTTCAAGTTGTTTTTTGACATCACTATCTGTAACTCGTGGGATTTGTGGTGCACGAGAATCAATCACTGATCCTCCGTACTCTCCCGGGGTCAATGCCCTTCCTTCTACAGGAATGGGCTTCAGGGTTGTTCCCCTGCGTAACGCACGCAAAGCAGACATGGCTAATCCAAGAGGGCTTGGAATGTCGAACAATTTTGCTCCACATGTAGTGAACTGATTATCTGTAAAACGACCGCCATACTGAAATCCTTCAGGACATCTATGGACTTTGTCGCGACCAGTGCGCATACTAGGAAGTCTGGGGATATTGGGTGTTCCTGGGGTTAGTAAAGAAAATCCGGTTGAACGAATAGGGCTTCTCAGGATTGACGTATCGCCAGGCAAGAAATATGAACCGACTGCCTGCGCCGTTTGTCCAATAGTGGAAGATGAACCGATGGTGCCGACACGTTTAACTCGATAGTTGTCACCAAGACCAAGCATTTTCACCATTGCTTTGTAGTTGACTATTTCTTGTTTTGAAGCAATAGACCCAACAAATGCATTGCCATCAACATTTTTTGCTGTCAGAACATGGCGTTGAACAACAATCTGCTGATCAGGACAGCATTTGCTTGGTTTAATGATCTCAAAAGAGTTCATCAGTCACATCCACAATCCTCTACAGGCATAAGCGACTTGAGGGTGAACCCGGCTTCATTTTCGCCTTCAAATTCCCAATTGTCGTTATTGCGCAAATATTCGGCAAACTTTGATTCCATTTCACAAAAATCCGATAGCACTTTAAATGCATGAGTTAAATCATCTGGCGTGACAACATAATTTTCGTTACCCGCATACACATCCAATCCCTTGGTATACCAGTCAGCATCAAAGAAAACATCGCTTTGAAGTGACTTTGCGCCCGCTTTGGGGATACGGGATAGACGGTTATTGAATTGCTCATTAGACCACAATGAACCATTTTTGCCTTTTTTAAGTTTGCGGCGACAATTCTTCATTCCAGGGTGATGACACCCCTCATTGGGCCATAAGCCTGTAGTTTCATGGTGTAGCCATGCGCAAATATTATTTAATGGATACAGTTCTGGATGGTCTGCCAGGATGACTTTGCATCGCCTGAAGCCGCCTGGTTTGCGCATAATGGGACGCCAGTAGCGGAGGAGGCGTTCAAGATTCCCTCTTCGTGGGCCGTACCCCTTTAGTACGTCGCCAGTGAATTTTTCTTGAGGGATACCGACCTCAGGTATCGCTGCTTTGTAAGAGTAGCGTCCAGTTTCCATCATAACTCCGATATATATTTTTTGAGGAAATCATCAGATTTCGTTAACTCTAATAAGTCTAGCCTATCTTCGGGAGGATAATTAATTAGTCCGCTTGTGATTAGTTCAAAATATGGCTTATCGTCTTCTCGTACCCAGTTCTTTTTTCCTGGGAGTGACATGATTGCGGCGATTTCTTGTGCTTTGTTTTTGCGTCTGGCTTCGTGGGGGTCGATTCCTGTTTGGAGTTTCCTAGCCCTACTAATGTGTTCGTCAATAGATAAATCTGAATTATTCACTGAGACTAAAGTCGTCCCCCAGAGTTGTTTAATTTTTTGATTCCACTCTTCTTGGCTAATCATATTATTTGACCTCATTAATGTTACTCAATTTACCCTTTGGGAAAAGCCAACTAAGTAACTTATCAAACAATTTAATTTCATCAGAAGTTAATGCGCGTTTTGAAGTTGACCGACCAACAACATCCTCATGAACCTGAATAGGTATACCAAAAGCATCATAAACTGCCAACTCAGCCATCAACTCCGAACTATCAGGATTCGATTGAAGGAAACTAACGATTCTCCTATTGAGCGCCGTTGACATATAGTTCCTGTATCCCGGCTCAGCAGACCGTCTAGCCATATCAATAATACTTTTCACATCATCATCTTTCAGCGAATCAAAATGCCAAAAATCCATACCAGTAGTTTCCATAATGGTTCCAAGCGTTGCAGGATCAGCATTTCTTGCAAGAGGAGCAAAAGAATTAATAATAGACATTTCTGCAATATTTTTCAACCCATCCACATCATCCATTGCTGCCATGTCCTGAATTGTCCGCGCATTCACTTGTGTTGAATGCAACAACGGCCCAGCAACATCAGTCGGGGTATGCCTAAAAGACCCAACAGCACGAACACTTCTCAGATCAACGCCAGAATGAACAATTCTTCCGACCATACCCATTGCAGAATTGACGGAATCAGCGATCAATTTTCCTGATTCCTTAGATAAGGGGCGAGTTTTCCCTCGCTGCATCACGAGCGCCGGGTATCCCTCTTGCCTAATCAACGTTAATGCATTGCTCGCAACAGTTTTGTCTTTATCGTAATACAATTTAATTCCCGCAAATTGCCTTCTAGCATCTTGTCTCTGAAGGCTGAGAATTCTTCCGTCTGCAAGCATGTGTGCTTGTGCAAAAGTGAAATTATCTCCTTCTTTATAAGGATATCCTTCACCAAAAACACTTTGTCCACTCATGGATTCAAGGTGATTAAAAAGATCAGCAATTTCTTTATTTATTTTAATAACCGAACCATCTTTATTATAAAGAGGCTGATTCATAAAATCTTCTAAAGTATTTTGCGCATTCTGATTGCCAGTAGATGATGCCTTATAAGCAAGGTTTTTAAATACATCAGAAAATATCTTATTCAGAACTACCGCATTCATATCGGTTGCATCATCCAAAATTTGTTTCAATTGTTTTTTATCCATAGATTTCGTCATCATTGAAGCGATCTCAGGGATACCAACAGAAGGGTCAACACCGCGTTGAAGTAGATAGGCCAACATATCTTCATGCATTTGCGCAAGGTGTGCGGCATGCGTGGCTTCGTGTATCGCCGTAGACCTGGCCAAAACAGACCACATCTCTTCATGGTATTTGAGAGCACCCTTGGCCTGATCTGTAAATCCGTCAGATATGGCAGATGATTGATTCTTTGCTATGTCACGAACTTTTTCAATAAGCCGAATCGTTGCCCCATTATTAAACATATCGTCAGGGATAACCCCAGTATCAGTTAAGTACTTAATAGTGTCCATTGTTGCTTGATCAACACCAGGAAGCCGTGCGTCTGGGTTGGAACCAAATTGGGGAGTAACTAAATCAATAAAATTGCCCAAAGAGTTATTCATATTATTGTAATTGAGAAATTCATAAACAGACATCAAGGCCTCGTCATCCAACGATCCGCCCAAACTCTCCGCCATTCCGCTCATCATGGCAGAACCAATAATATTTGAACTTACATCAAATCGACCTTCACTGAATAAGATGGATGGACTCGCCATCTTGTACATTGGGTCCATCGGGTGACGATAAGTAATAGTGATTTTTGGTGTTCTATTTTTTGTAGCAACATATGCCCCATTGACTACAGTCCACTGATTTCCTGATTGATAGCGAGTTTTTCCACCAACACCCGGCTCGTCACCAATACCAAAAGGTTTCATGTCATAAGAAAACTTTTTCATACTTGGGTTAGCATGCAATACGAGTAAAAAACCAACCATATTCTCATATGCGTAGGGTTCTAGCGGTTGGTCATCTGGACCATCTAAGAAATCAAAATTTGATCCACCATTAGCAAAACTAGGTAACTCATCCATCAATATTCTTTTAACATCACCAATGGAAGTTATTGGTTTCCCATCATTGAATCTTTCTTCAAGAAATTTATCTTGATTCAACACTGTTTGACGAATTTGATCAACCGAAATCGTTGCGAACCTATCAACAGGAGCAGACGATGTTCGCACCCTCATCCCCTGAGCACGAACAGATTTTGGAATTCGTATATTCGCTACATCTAAACCAGGTATGAATGGACGCATCGTAGGCAAGCCATCATCAATAAATCCATCATTGTCACCGTCATAACCAGCACGAACAGGACCAAGAATTTTAGAATTCATCCCCATAATTGTGCGATTAGACGATCTCCGATTACCAAGCGCCGAATTCGGCATCTTTTCAAATTGTTGAGAAAATACCAATGACTTAAATGCCATGATTTGATTGTTCTTACTCTGAGCAACAAGGCGTTTCTTGGGTTTTTTCTTAACTTCAACATCTTTGATGAGGCTTTCATCGACTGGCTGTGTGCGATTCATAAAAACGCGCTTCCAGCGATCAGCCATCTGTCCTTCAGCGCCATCCCATAAAAACTGGTGGAACGGTGTTGATCTAATTTCGTTCATATCAGGATTGCTACTAATAAAAGAAACTAAATCAACTGGAGTTTCAGTTTCCTGTGAATCAATAAAAATTGCGTTCTTTTCAGTAGGGTTGGCGTCAGCGTTATAGAACAACTTTCCCTCAGTTGTATTGCCAACAAAAATAAGGCGCGTAGGCATTATCTGCCCCCTCTTCTTGCAAATCTACCAACTAGACGTCCTGCCGCTTCTTTGCCGCGCTCTTTCAGTGCGTCCATTGCATCGTCCGCCAACTCCGATGCTTTATCCCTCGCTATTTCACGAGCCTCACGCATTTTTTCTGCCGCCAATTCTCTACCACGTTCTTTAGCGATGTCCGTCAAGACCCTGGTTCTTTGTTTCGCCGAATCCACAAGACGTTGCATGCCACCCGAGCGAACAGTTTCGCGAATGGTGTCTAAAAGTTCAGCAGCCTTAGCCTTGCTTTCATCAGAAGTGACAGCATCCTTACCTTTTTCAATAATATCTTTAATATCGTCTGGTAATCCTTCTGGGGCGACACGATCCAACATTCGCTTAGCAATCTTGTCCGCTGTCGCCTGACTCATCCAGCCTCGTTCTACCGCTTCCGCTAAACCAAAGTCGGCAACATCCCGTCCTGCTCGTCGAGCGAGAACAGTACCCATGCCAGCAGGACCACTGATACTGAACGCTGCAGCCATTTCGCCAAGAAGTTGAACAGCCTCTGCTCTATCTTCATCAATACCAATTTTTTCTAATGCCTTACGTGATCTTTCAGATGAAATAATTCTTCCAGCAACACCGGCCTTGGACCGTGCATTTGATCCAACATTGGAACGGGAACGTAATCCACCCCATCTTTCAAATCCACCTACCACATCATTGACCTCGGATGCAATTGGCCCAGTCTTGGTACCATCAAGCAAATCTTCAATCATGTCATCAGGCATGCCCGACGATGATCCAAGTTCTTTGATTTCATCACGTAAAGCATTAACTCTGTCCGTAATGTCTTGTGGTTCCCTGACACCAGAATAAACATCATCGATAATGTCTCGCATTGCGTTGTCAATATCTTCAACATTGTAATAATCACGTGATTGTGGAAGATTTTCGGTATTTGAATTCCTATATTCGCGTGGCTCAACTGCTTTTGGTTTAGGCGTCCGCTTGGTGGTTGATTTAGTCGGCTTTGTTGCAGTACGTGATCGCATGCCGCCTTCATCATTGGAAGAAGGTCTGTCATTTAGGAAAGTTTCTTTTTCACTTTCAAATGCCGCAACTGCTTTTTCAAATTTAGTTTTAGTTTCGTTCTCTTTGGATCGTCGTTTGGACTTGTCTAATACGTCCGTGGGCCAGTTGTTTTCTATGGCACCGTCAATAATTCCTTGCATTACTTTTGCTGTTGCTTCGGCATCCGCGTCTGCGTTATGGTGTTTGTCTCCAAGTTCGATACCAAGATATTTTGTTATATCTCCAAGTGAGTTTGATGGTGACTTTGTTCCATCTTTGTTGATCTTGAATGGGGCGTTCTGATTTGTTTCAGACCATTTTGGAAGAACCATATCTGAAATTTCTTTAGTATCGATAATGCCTTTGGGTCGCCAATCAATTCCTGAATCTTTCAATGCGTCTTCTAGTACTTCGTTATCGAAAACGGCATTTTGCATACCCATCAATTCTGTATTGCCCATGAATTCAACTAATTGTTTATGGGCTTCTGCTATTGAGGGTTTGTCGGCAAGATATGCGTCAGTTATTGGGTTGCCGTCGCCGTCTTTCAGGTTGTCTTGTGACCATTTTTCCCATTGGGACATTGGTGTTCCTGGGTTGACGAATACGTTGAAACGGTCAATGACTTTGCCATTTTTCATTTTTACGGCACCTATTTGAGTAGGTAGTCCATTTCCTGCTGATTCGTTAAATTCATTGAATTTGAGACCAGTTGTTTCGTAGTCGATGAAAACAATTTCTTTATCTGCAAGCACGCGTTTAAAATCTTCCCAATTTGTTATTCCATCAAATTCTGAATCTGCAGAACCGATGAACGCACCCATTGTTGGCTTGCGAGGATATTGCGGAGGTTTGGGTCTAGATTGTGAACGCATCCCTTGACGTGGGGGGTTTTCTACATAGTCATTGAATGTTTTTGGGACAGGACGTGAACGTGTGCCTGATTCGTTGTCTAATAAGCGATTGTCTGGAGGTGATTGACGACTATTTCTTCGTGAAGTTGGTCTTGAGGAATTTGAGAAACGAGAAATATCAAAATCAAAATCATTTGAGTTAAATGGCTTGATTCCCTTACGTCTATTTCTTTCTTCTACTGCGCCAAAGAAATAAATGTCACGATTTCCACCTATTTGAGATGTATCTCCTTCATTGATAATTTTATCAAGTTCCTCATCGCTCATTTCATCAAAATTTGTGCCGGTAAGTCTTCTGGACTCTCGTGCAGCATTGGAATCGTTACTACCAGTAATGGAGCGCATCCCGCGACCACTTGAGGAAAGTTTACTTCGACCGTTAGCGGCATTTTTTGCTGCAGCAAGACTCTCGTGATTATTATTTCCGACCTGTCTCAAATAGCCAAGTTCAGTGCCAGGATAGTTTTCAATCGTGTAAGCGTTAAATGTTCCGTCATCATTTCTGGTCACATAAATTGAATTGTCACGGAACGCTTTTTTGCCAGGAACGTCAGCGTTCTCTGGGTCTCCATAGGAGAACGTTTCAGGGGGTAAATTTTCTGGGACGGAACGTGAACGCATTCCGCGACCACTTGAGGAAAGTTTACTTCGACCGTTAGCGGCATTTTTTGCTGCAGCAAGACTCTCGTGATTATTATTTCCGACCTGTCTCAAATAGCCAAGTTCAGTGCCAGGATAGTTTTCAATCGTGTAAGCGTTAAATGTTCCGTCATCATTTCTGGTCACATAAATTGAATTGTCACGGAACGCTTTTTTGCCAGGAACGTCAGCGTTCTCTGGGTCTCCATAGGAGAACGTTTCAGGGGGTAAATTTTCTGGGACGGAACGTGAACGCATTCCGCGATCCTCCACATCGACACCCTGAGCAATGTTTCTTAAATCATCAGTTAAGGAATTAAAAATATCATCGACTTCATTATCTTCAATACTATTTATACGCGAACCAGCATTCGGAACATCAACATTCGGTTTTTTGTTTTGACCAATTTGTGCAGAACGAATACGAGCCTGAGCATCAGGAGACTTCTTAATAGCCTTCAAAGTTTTCTTCATATTCGGTGCCATATCGGCAAGCATTCTTGCCGACAACATTTGCTCAACAGTCTGAAGACCACGCGAATTTGGATGTTCCCTAAAAGTTTCAGGAGACAAAAGGTCTATACCATCAGAGTTAGTAAAAACAATACGACCATCAAAATTGTTTTTCTTTCTAAAATCTGTTTCAAACTTCTTAGCGGCACGATGTTGTTTTAGCCAGCGGGCAGATTGAAGTTCGACTTCGCCGTCATCAACCATACGTAAATATTCGTCAATCTCCCCGTCACCAAAACCATTAACTTTCAATAGTTCTCGCCCGCTGTCGCCTATCGAGGAATTCATATCTAACTTTTCATTATTTATGTCAAGTTTATTTACTGGGTAACGTATTTCAGCAACGTCATCCAAACTCACTCCACCGGCAACAAGTGCTTCATATTTATTTCCTGGCCTGAGTGCACGTTCTGATCTACTTGCTGAAATGTCATCAGAAAGTGAACCACTGAAGTTATTGTCAATAACATTTTGTAGAGCATTAGTAATATTGCGCATTCTGTCAGCGTCGGAATTACCTGAAGTGATTGACTCGTTTAAGTGAGCCGATCCGACATCCCCGGGATTGTCAAACAAAACTGGAGTCGGGTAGTTGTGTGAACGAATTGCTTCACCACGCGAATATGCTGAACGAGAAGCAACTTCTGGTTTTAACACTAGATCAATGTCATTTCCACCAATGCGTACATCACCCATCGGTTGAATGTCGCCACTTTCATGAAAGAAATCTGGGTTTCTATTGATGCCGTCGCTTGGTATTGAATCAAGGTGATCAGAAATAACATTTTTAGCATTACGATGAACCATATATCCAGAAATTGATCGCATGTTATTAGAAACTTCCGGATCGTAACCCAAAAACAGTTCATGGTCTGATTTAAGTTTAGAAATAGGACTATTCGGTTTAATTTCTTGAATCGCCTTCAGGCGGCCCTCAGACATCATTCCATTCAACGTGTTATCATTCATCGGAATGCGTACCCGATCATCAAAACCCTTATGGAAATCCACATAGGCATCATCAATGAGTTGACGAATTTCTTCTGGAGATCGATTATTCAACAAATTTTTGACACGAGGATCAATATTGTTAATAAAATCGAATTCGCTCTCACTAGAAGGAGCGACATCACCATTCAAAATATTTCTCATACGCCCAATTGAGGCAGTAACACGATTGTTGCGTCTATCTACATGAACTTCACGTGGGACCACGTCGCCCCACTGGGTAGACAACGCCGTCCCATCAGGGTTTCTGTGACGAGCAGAAAAATTATTATCAACATTAAATGGGGCACTATTTTTCCTACGCATAATGCTAGAAATAGAATCATTTCGTTGCTTTTGATCTCTTCGAGTCAAAGCATCATTGCTGCTGCCACGCGAACGTGAACGCATACCCCGACCACGCTCACTATTCGCATACTTATCAATCTGTCTACCAATTTCTGCTTTAACAATCGATGCTTCGCCCCTAATAAAATCGTCAGCACCTTCAGCAGAAGAAACATCATCAATGTTTCCATCCATACGTTTCAATGTCTCTAATGGATTTTCCTGAGAAGCAATTATTGCATTAATAACGCCGTTCTCATCAACATCAATTAAAGAAACTCTGCCGGGAGGCAAGAGTACACCATCGCTATCGCCATTGTAAGAGTTACCAACAATAACTCCACGACTTCCGGCAGGAAACATCACGCGAACCGCTCTCTTATTTCCCGAAGACTTTGGCTGAAGACGGCCTGGCAAAACTCCACGCATTGGCATTTCGAAATTAACAAAATCTCCTCCGCCAATTTCATAATTTTCTGGCAAATCAATAACCATCAATACCGACATATCTTCATCAAATTCATGTGAGTCAATGTGGAACAACATTGGGGCTACCGCATCTCTAATTTCCTCATCAAGCAAAGGTGACTCAGCGTCTGGCGTGGGCGCTGCAATGGTATTTGCTTCTTCTTTTGCTTTACTACGAGCATTCATTGAGTTTCTGAGTGTTGTATCAATATTGCGTGGCGACAAAGATGACGTCGATGTGCGTTTATCGGGAGGAATAGACCCATCTAATAAAGCAACGGTTTCTGGTTCTGTTGTATTTAATATTTCTTGTCTTCTCTGACGTCCCCACTCCTTAGGGTTGGAAGCAGGAGTAACTGGTGCAGTGTCTTCCGAAGAGGGAATTTGCCTTAGGCGAACTTGAGTCTTGCCACCCTCCTTTCGTATCTCATACTCCCGTTCACTTGGATATATTCCATCCTTGTATTTTCTGTAACCCCTACTGTCATCTGAATACTTGTCGTCTTCGTTCGGATTTCTATAATTAACCCATTCGCCCCTCTTGAGAGCAGCATAGTAGTCGGCTGATCGTATGGGACCATTTAGTTTTTGTTCCAAATCAATTTTGGCTTTGACTTCTTCCGGCGTACGGTCATAGCGTTCTGCGAGTTCATCAATTGTGTAGTCTGTATTAGTGTAATCGTCAATTAAAGCATCCGTTAACTTTACTTCTGAATAATCGTTTGCAAACGGGTCCACTTGTCCATCCCATGCCGGAATGTCACGTTTTTTCTTAGGTTCTGGAAGTGTCTCATCAGGAATGGAGGTTCCTTCTTCGTTTGTTTTATTGCCGCTATCGGATGAAGGTTTGCCATATTTTTCTTGATATTTTTTTAAACCTTCTTTATATTTTTTTGTTCCAACAAAATCACCCATATGATTTTCGTCGGTCTGATCAAAACCAGCATCTTCCATATCTTGCAAAAATTCATCAGAATATGCATAATCTTCTATGGCTTGATTTAATTTTGCTTGACGCGTTTTCCCATCATCATTTGGATCGGGTGACCAGTCAGCATAAATACCATTTGCAGGATCAAATTTAGGAATACCATTTTCTCTTTCGGGGGACTTCCAATCCGAAGGAACGTCATCTGCCCCTGTATCGCCGATCATGTTATTAACATCATCCAAAGTAAACTTAGGATTTTCAGGATCACCAGCATTTAACTCATTCAATATTTGTTCAGGAGTATAATTTTCCTTTTTCATTTTCTTGACAAGTTTAGTAACTTCGGGGGGGTATTCGGGTTTTCTTCGTAAATCTCTTTTATCTGAAAAAATACTTTTCGGAACAAGTCTAGAAATATTCTCCGTAGGGGCATCATAAATAGGACGCGAAGCCAATTCAATACCGGGAGGCCTTCTCACCTCATCCATACCACCAATAGCCTTGTCGATATCTGGCCCAGAAATAACGCCCATCTGCCTCAACGCATACAACTCAGCGCGAGCCTCCTGAATCATCAAACCAACCTGGGCATTTTTTAACATCGGGGAGCCTTCACCCCCACTAAGGTGCATTCGCTGCCATTTTCCTAATTCATCTTGATAATACTGTCCAGCAAGAAGGTGAAGCATTGAATCCTCTAACCAGTCAACGGTAACTGGCGGATAATTCATCCCTTCAAAAGTTCCTCTCATGACAGTATTCAATGCATCGTACCAATCATTATTGGACCATGTTCGCCAATCACCAGTAAGAACATTGAGTGCGCCGTTATTAGTAACAACAAGTTGACCATGCTTGTTCACATAATCGATAATCGCATTTTGTGCTTCGGCATATTGTAAAACATGCCCAAACTCATGAAACATAACGTGCATTGCCTTGGCTTTTGCGGGAGACATACCAGCCACTGCGGATGCACGAGCAGATGACTGTTCGTTCGCATAACCAACACCATGAATAAAATGATCAACTTCATTAGAATGGGCGATAATGTCGCGTATTTGTTTTAATTTTTCAATATCGCTCAAAGGTGTGCCTTGGGCATCCACGGGCTTGAGATCAATTTCAAACCTACCTTCTCCTTCCAGTTTTCTCAAATCAATCAAAGGCTTAAATGCAAGCGCCCAGGTATTGAAATTTATTTGAGTGCCAAGTCTACCAGGGCTTAGTTCATCAGTAATAGGATTAGTGATGCCCTCATAACTCATCCATTCATTTAGGCCAACTCTTCCATTCCAAGCATCAAAACCAATTTCGCGCAAAGTTTGAAACATTTGAGGATTATCATTAAAAGACACCAAAGCACCATGGATGATGCCTTCTTGAACTTCCCTAAATCGATCAATCATCATGTCAACGATTTTTTGCGCTTCATCGTACTGATCGGGATAAATGGGCTTCTTTGTTGACGGGTCAATCAATAACGCTTTTTTAACTTCCTCTGGAACCAACTTGTAAGCCGTCTCACGTAATGTCTCCCAGTAATCTTTCATATTTTCATCAACACTCTTAGAGTCATCCCATTTGAAACCAATGGCATCATGCAAAAATCTTCTAAACTCAGGACCATCATGATTTTTGAACAATTCATCCATGGCAGTAAAGAGATGAACATTGTTTTTTAACTGCTCTGGCGTAAACTGAGATAAATCAATCCCCAAAGTCTCATAAGCATCCTGAATAGATTGTTCATTACGGGCAAGCCATTCAGCATTCTGTTCAAGGCTCGTATAGTTCTCTTTAGCCTTACCAAGTCTTTCTTTAGCAGTCCGAGCAGAGCGAATCGCTGCTACATCTTCGTTCCACTCTTTCCAAAAACCACGGATACGACGAATCTCTTTTTGAACAGCACCAACACCAATATTGAAACAATTAGACATATCGACATCGGTGAATTGGTTGGCGTTAGGAGTGCCGGGAGGACAACGCATTTGTCCGTTGGCATCAATAACAATACCCTTAGCAATAGCCTTACGTAATTTGATTGCTTGTCCAGGCATCATGTCATTTATGGTGGGACCCAACTGCTTTACCGCAATTTCGTTAGTTTCACCAGTCTCGTTCCCATCTTTATCAACAAGAAATTGACGAACAATAACCTGGGGACGCTTACTAACAAAATCAGCAGCCTCCTCGGATAACTGGAGACGATCCTCATCAGACAATTCGGGCTCAGGATCAACCCAGCCCCAGTTATGATCATCACCAGGGGTCGTCGCTTCTTTATAGGTAGTGTGAAGTTTTAGTACTTGCCCAGGTTGACGGCGAGCCAGGGGATCGAAACGAAACTCAGCCATAGCCGGCTGATCGTCATCACCAGTCATCTCCCTGTCCCCACCAGAACCGGTAGCAACCATGCCCTCGGCCAAAACTTTGACCGCAATATCTGCATCCAAGTATGGTTGAGTTAATGAGAACTTCTGTCGTTCACGGAAGTACATAGCCTTTCCGTCATAATTGCGGACAGGCACGTTCAAACGTGGCGAAAGTTTATTCCGTTGAGGGATACCTCTACCCGTCATACCGGGCTCCAATCCCTGTTGTAGTTACTTAGTTGTTGAAGGATTCTCTACCTCAGCGGTGAGCATCTCAAACTCAACGAGAGATTGAATGAACTCTTCTGCTGGGCTGGACTTTTCTGCTGCTTTCCAATTGTCGGGAAGCATTGCTTCAAGACCCAAGGCTGCGGCACGTGACTTAATGTGTGCTTTTGCTGCTTCGATGTCTTTTGCTCGTCCATGAGCCATAATTGCGTTGCGAAGATCGTTCTCGCTTGCGATTGGGAACGATCCATCAGACATTGCGGTGCCTTCTTTAGCCATTTCTTCGCGCTTATCTTCCGAGAATGCACGCTTAAGGGCAATTTCTGCTGCTTCCGCTTCGATTTCTGCTGTTTCGTCAGAGTTGTATGAGTCGTAGCCGAGTGTTTCGCCATCAAGCGCAACAAAAACGTCGTATGACTTGCCGTCAACGCCATCGATTTCAACTTGGTATGAGTCGAAACCTTCAAACACTGCTGGTTCTACGGCGACAACACTGCCAGGGATCGATTTGACAGCAATGTCTGCTGCTTCGTTGAAGTCGATGAGTTCGATGTCATCCATGATTGACTTCTGTGAAAGAACCGAATCGTCCAGACGGTGGAAGCCAAGAACTTCTGCCGATGTTCCATCAACGAATACTTCGTTAATGCTTCCGGACTTTGTTTCTACGTCAACAACATACATGTCTGCATCTTGTGAGTAGCCAGAGTCGATAACATCGCCCTTGAACATGACTTCGACGAGTCCTTCGACGTGGAGGAGGCCTGGCATTCCTTTTTCTGCCATACATCCACCTGGGCAGTCGTCACATACTGATGCTGCGCCTGGATATACCTTGCGGTCGATAGCACACATGTAGCCATTCATGCCTACATCTGCTGACTTTGTTCCAAGTTTACGTAGGCGTGCCATACGCATTGCTTCTAGATCGGGTGCCATGTCCATATCGTCGGCTTCTCCTTCTTCATCGTCTAAATACATTTCTTCGTTGTCTTCATCTTCAGGCATCATTTCATCTGCCATGCGGCGCATCATGCTGCGACGCTTTTGTTGTGGTTGAAAATAACCGTCGTTTCGCCCTGGCATTGCGTACATTTTGCCTTCTTCGTCCATCATGTACTCGTTACCTTCGTCGTCCATATACATTTCTTCGTCCTCGTCGTACATTTCTTCGTTAGAAGCCTTACCGGGCATCGCATCAGAAATGCCGATTGCGTTGCGTCCTACCGTGAAGAGTGCGCCACTGCCACCATTTGATCTTCGTCCCCATGGACCCCACATTGCTTCACTGCGGCGATTGCTTGAATAGCCCGGGCTCGGGGGTCGGGGACTTCGTCCCAACTCTTTGCCTTCGTCTTCCATGCCCATGTTCTCTTCGTCGTCCATATACATTTCTTCGTCCTCGTC